AGAACTTACACCATTGTATACACATCGCGGAATGCGATTCCGACAATTTCAAACTTTGACTGAATTTACTTATCGAAGTTAAAATACCCCCCATAACATTTAAAAACGCAAACACGTATTGTATCGCAATAATTCGTGTTTGTGTATCACTACTTGTATCACTATTCCCACTTGGATTGAGTACCGCAAACCCACCTACACCCGTTAAACTTGCTATCACGATACTCGGATAGGATAAATAATCATTTTGTTTCTTGAAAAAGAGTCTTGCATGATTATGTAACCATCTATAGCCCGCAGCTTTTTCAGCCCATTTTATTAATAATTTTTCTTGTTTTTCGCACCACATACACGGTTCCGAGCTAAGGTCTTTTTCGCTCATCCTACTGTGACGCGATATTTTTCTTTATGGTCTCCGCTGAATGTCGCGCAAGTTTATCGACTTCCTCATTTTTAGGGTTTCCGTTATGCGCTTTCACCCATTCCCATTCCACGAGGTTCAGTTTATTACGTGCTCGGTCAATTTCGATCCATATTTCTTTATTCTTCACCGCACTCCCGGTAGCAGTCTTCCATCCATTTATTTTCCAGTTCCTAATCCACGACGTAATACCATTCTTAACGTAGTTACTATCGGTATAAATACGCACCTCTTGAATATCGCGTCTGACACACTCTTCGAGAGCCTTTAGAATTGCAGTCATCTCCATCTTATTATTTGTTGTATTAACCTGTCCATCACATAATTTAAACTGATCACTAACCACACCCCAACCGCCGCATCCAGGGTTCCCAAGACAACTGCCATCAGTGTAAATCTCATACATGATTACTTATCGCGGTTTATCCTTATACTCTGAAGCCTTTTTGGGTGTTTTACATATGACATCACCACAATGATCCCTATTCTGATACACGGAATTTATGGATGTTGCCACTTCTTCACACGATTTAAGGGACCAACGTCCTAACATAGGTTTATCCACTTTAATTAAAAGGTCAAACACTTTCTTGAACATTATATTAAATGGGAGTGTTATATTTAAGTTTCTTAAAACAGTTCATCTTCAACTTCTATTTTAAGTTTGCAATCATCTTTCGGGTAAGTCACACATAACATGGTATAACCTCTCATCAGTTGATGTTCATCAAGACAGGATTGTGCATCCTGGCTTACACGACCCCATACTAATCTTGCCACACATACAGAACACGAACCTTTGCGACACGAATATGGGAGGTTGAGACCTTGTTCTTCCGCTGCATCTAGAATGTACGTTTCATCATCACACTCAAAGGTTTCATCACCACCGGGTGTAATGAGAGTAATTTTATAATTTGCACGGACAGCTACACGAGACTTCTTCTTGATAAGACGAGTTCGTGGTACGAGCGGTGGTCTAACATGACAAGTGGCAAGGGTAGACATACTATTTTAATATAAATATTATTTTTTAAATAACAGTGGTTTTTCCGGTTTGAAGAAATCATTAAACGGACACCCTTCGCATCGTCTATGACGTACCGCACATTTGAGTGCGTCGGCGTTCTTGATACAAGGTTTTTTCCGTTGTCGATAGGTTCGCCGCCGTGTAATTGCGTAAGTAAGGATCGAGGTTTGACCTATAACTAACATACTACACTAGGGATTTTCAGTTTTAAATAGCATTATCGTGCACTTTAAAATTGAATTATACTTTATATTTTTTATTAATTAACCGAAACCAACAAATTAGTTGGAGAAGGCGAGGCCGCCCATACCGCTCTGGATGCGGAGGACGTTGTAGTTGACCGCGAACATGTTGAGCGTGGATTGATCGGTGTTACCCTTCGCGGTGACGATCGACACTTGCGCGTTATCGATGCGCGAGAAGTTGCATGTACCGGTGGGTTGGTGTTCCTCGGGCTTGAGCGCGAAGGAATACGAATAGACACCGGGCATGGGGGTACCGGAGTGATGGTTGAAGGATTGCACCTGGTTGAAGTACTTACCCGACTGCTCCTTGAAACGGTCTTGGCCGTTGAGCACGAGCTTCATCGTCTTGATGGTACCGACAGTCTCTTCATCGAAGGCAGTCGCGGTAGCACCCGCACCAGCCAGCAGCTTGGGGGCGTTACCGGCATCGGCGTCGACGTGCACCTTGGTGCCGGCGAGGTCCATGTTCGCGATGGAAGTGGACACAATGGCATCCGCATCCTGGGTGAAGTTCCACATGGCACAGTTGGACTGGTTGGACTCGGAGGCGCACCACACGAGCTCCTTCACGGGGTGGTTGTACGACAGACGGATCTGCTTGGTTTGTTCAGCGGCGGCGAGCGTGTCGGAACCAGTGTGCTGGACCTGCTCGATCAGGTATTCGTGACCCTTCTGGGCGAATCGACGACGTTCTTCCGTGTCCAGGTAGATGTAGTTGGCCCACACCTTGAAGGTCTTGGAAGAGTCCATGTACATTTCGAATTCACCCGACAAATCGAAATCCAAACGGACTTCGTGGTATTGCAGCGCGATGAGGGGAAGCGCCAAACCGGGGTTGCGGTTGAAGAAGAAAATCAGAGGGAGGAACACCTGACCTTCCGCACCGGAAGCGGTGACGACGGAACCAGTGGTCATCTTACCCCACGCGGTCTTCTTAGCGCTGTCGAGGTACAGCTCGGAGTACAAACGCCACCATTTCTGGTAGTGCTTGTCGATGCGCTGACCACCGATGGAAAGTTCGACATCCTTGATCGCACGCTCGGCGACCCATTCGTTGGAGAGGGCACCAGCGTTGGCGGAGATGACACCGAGGGTCGCAGCCTTCATTTCGACGTACATGTCAGCGACGAGATCACCGTTACGGGCAACGGTCACGGAGACGCGTCCGGAGTTAGCGGCAGTACCGTTGACGGTCTGCTCGATGTTCTCCATAGCGAAGTTGGTGTGGCGGCGGTAGACCGCCTGGAAGAAAGTAACCTTAGGGTTGCCAGTCAGGTAAACATCCTGGGCACCGTAAGCGACGAGTTGCATGAGACCACCGGCCATTTTGAGAGTATTGTATTATATACCAATATTTTATTTGAGCTGCGAAAAACACGGCACTATTTTTCCTCATCATAAATAAATGTCCAACTCCGAGATAACAGAACACATAACCCATCCACCTACGAACGAATCCGAATCCGAACAGGAATCTCAGTCTGGTAGCCAGCCTGAGAATGTTGACGATATTGATATGTCGGAATATGAAGATGAAGACGAAGATAATTTCGAACCTACGATGGAAGCTATTCTTGGTTCGACATTGGCAACCACTGAAGGTGATACCGTATGTAGCGCTCTCGTGAATTTGGGGTACCAGATGGAAATTCAAAACAAGATTTTAGTCAAACTTTTATCAATCCTCCAGAAGAAATAACGCCACTTAAAAAATGAATTCTATAATTAGAAAATGACTGACGCTGTTACACATTTTATCGATGAGACGGCAAATCGAGACGATGCGAACAGTGCCATGTGGACGAACCAAATCCAAACTTTTTCTCATGACGATGTCATGAAATTTCTTGTTCAACTGGAAGATATGTGGAAAATTAATAATCGCGACGACATCTATTTATCGTATCGTATCGGATATGAAAACTTTTTTACAAAAGAGGAATTGACAGAGGATGGCCTACCTGTATCTATTGATATTACACGTGTAGAATCTAAAGTCAAGCGTATGAATGAACGCCTCTGTGAACTGTACCATCGGTCTGATACATTAAACATGATGGATATAGAGGATGACAATGACATGAAACTGTCAGTTCGTATTAACCGCCTGATAGATCAGGTCGACGACGCGTGGCAAATCGTATTCCGCAACGCTCGTATTAGTGAACGCATTAATAACCCCACATATGTTCCAATTAACCCCGAAACCGACCCATCCATTTTCAGGATGTCTACTATCACGAATATTGAAGAATTGAACCCGTTCCAACAAGCTTTATTACAAACTCTCAAAGACCTGTACAGACGTCAAATCAGGAGATACAAGGGGCAGTGTTGCATTCAAATTAAGACCAGTGAGGGTGCCATGACCCGCGCATGGAAACCATTAGAAACGATCGAAGACTACGTTTACGGCGTGGCTAAGAAGGAAGTACAATTCGAACTATGGAAGAATTTGACAGCTCGAGCCCCTGGTCACGGAGATCTTATTCGACACTTAAAAAATACAAAGGATATGCAATTTCCCGAAATTAAAAAGAATCGTCATGTATGGTCATTCAAGAATGGTATATTCATCGGTAAGGAGTTCGACGACGTGCGTTCATCCATCGACGACCCGCATTGGCGCGCAAGTTTTTACACGTACGAGTCGAACGAGTTCAAAAACCTCGACCAAACCGTCGTAAGTAGTAAGTATTTCGATATGGAGTTTGAAGACTATAGCGACACGGATTGGCGAGATATTCCAACCCCATTTTTCGATTCTATCTTGAAATATCAACAACTTAATAAAGATGTATGTGAATGGATCTTCGCGCTCGGTGGGCGTTTGTGCTATGATGTGAATGAGATTGATAAGTGGCAATGTATTCCATTCTTAAAGGGGGTTGCGCGTTCAGGCAAGTCTACTCTCATCACAAAAGTGTTTCGAAAGTTCTACTGTACTGAAGATGTTAAAACGTTGTCGAATAACGTCGAGCGAAAGTTTGGACTGTCAGCTATCATGGATGGGTTCATGTTCATCGCACCAGAGATTAAGGGTGACTTAGCTCTCGAACAAGCAGAGTTTCAGTCTATTGTGAGTGGTGAAGACGTGTCTATTGCGGTAAAGCACGAGAAGGCGCAATCTTTTGAGTGGACTGTTCCAGGTATTCTGGGAGGTAACGAAGTACCAAATTGGCGTGACAACTCTGGTAGTATCCTGCGTCGTGTGCTTACGGTTGATTTCACGAAACAGGTAAGGGAAGCGGATCCCACACTCGATAGCAAACTTGAACGCGAAATCCCTTTTATTTTACAAAAATGCGTGCGTGCATATTTAGAATTCGCACAAAAATGGCCCGAGAAGGATGTATGGAACATCGTTCCCAAGTATTTCATGGATATTCAAAGACAATTGGCGACTGCGTGTAGCCCTCTCGAATCGTTCCTATCGGAACCGTGTGTCGAATTCAGTCCGGATAAAAAATGCCCCCTTAAATTTTTCAAAAAAAAGTACTCAGAGTTCCATGGTGTATTGAACAAGTCGATGAATCAGGATATATGGGCGGGTCCGTTTGGTACCAGGGACATCAAAGTCAGACGAATCACCGAACCGATGAAGTATCAGAGCTGCGACGATACTTTCCCTGCTATGGAACAAAACGGTACCGAGTTTATATTCGGACTTGACATCACGGATATGTCAGCGAAACCCGTAATGTCGGTCGGAAGTGATTAAAATATCGGGGTAATATATGGGTTTATTTAACGAATTCGAAAATTCAAATTCAAATTCAAATTCGAACACACCTATCACGTCTCAGAACATGATAAGGCGTGCACCTTATCTCACTAACCAAGAACGCGGTGCATTGATGAAGAATGCTATGCGATTACCGAGAAATAATATATCTACCCGGATCGGTGCGATTGCGGGTGCTAAGTTATCTCGTACAAATTTTACACAATTGAGAATATCACCTTTACAGCTTTCCATATTTAACGGGATGGTAAATCAAACTGCTAAGGAAGGTAATTACGCGGTGGATGTAAATTCTATATTGTATAAAAAGCCTCACAAACGGAAACCTATCACAACTGGTTCTACATTGGGAATAGAGGTAAACAGTATACTATTGCGGTATGGGCGAATGGCTATAGGTGCGAAACATACGTTCACAGTCAAACCCAGTGCTAATAATAAAAATAAACACGCTCATTTCTTGGCGGAAATTAATGGCCGTATATTTGAAAATGGGTTGGAGAGTAAGTTTATGGTTAAGATTTATAAAAATGGAAAGATGCAATTTTCTGGTGGTATTTTAAACAATAATATCCGACACCCAGAGATGATCCGGAAATATATCATAGACACGTACACACCTAGGTCGAAGTTTCTTTATAACCCGATAAAGTACGTTGTTTTGGTTGGAACATTTCAAGCCAATGGTGTTTTGGATTTGGCCAATATAGCGCGGGCGTTTTCTCGGTCTAGAAATGCGTCATATGAACCAGAATTACGACCATCTTTAAAGATGGAACATAAGAATTACGGGTTTCAATTATTTAGATCGGGAAAAATACAGATTATGGGTGCCAAAACAACAAATGATTTGAATTCTGCGTATAATGTTGGTAGCGATCTTGTAAAAGAGTTAAACGTTATGGGTTTGATCATTAATTTTAAAAATATGAACTTTAAACCAGCCGCGAAGAAGCTGCGTGTAGTCAAAAATAAAGTAACCAATAACACGGGAAATGCGGTTAGCTATTTTAATAAAGGGACTTATAAAAACGGTAAAAACGGTGTACGTATCGGGACGAAGAAGTGTGCGACTATACCCCGCCCCAAACTAGTATCAGTCGCAGAGAAACTAGGAATTATCGATATAACGGGTAGAACAACCAAACCCGATATATGTACTAAAATTAAAAATAAGGTTTACGGTAAATTTACCATAAATAACAAACCGTGCACGGCGTATACGAAGGAACAGCTCATACCTATCGCGATAACCAAGGGTGTTCCTATTTCAGATATTGACACGGTTGAGACTATATGTAAGAAACTGAACATTCCTAGACCGTTACCGGTCGATGTTAAGAAGGTTGAAAAGGTTGCGAAAGCTGTCAATAAGAAAGTTAAAGCTCAAGGGAAGGTATTAGAAACACGAGGTCTCACAAATACTAGGATTGCGAAAGATATCGAAAAATTATACGGTAAGAAGTGGCTGAACACTTACAGAAATGTGATGCCATCTCTCAATTCAGATGTGACTGAACTTAAAAAACGTATAAACGCATCAAATATAAAGAAAAATAAGGCGGGTGTACCGTTTAAAATGGGTGTCAATGCTCTCAAACGTAAAACAGTTTCAGAGTGGAAAATGCAGAGAAGAAAGAACTTGAACAACAAGCTTAACGCGATGAACAATAATTTAGCGAGGGAACTTGAAAATGGTATGAATAAAAACAATACACCATCACCCCCTAAGGAAAAAACAAAATTCCCAAAAGGTACCACAGTTGAAGAGTTATAAAGAAATGAACAATTATATAACAAATGGATGACGCGCGTGAAAATTTTATAAGATTTCTATGGGAACGCAGTGATACGTGTATAGATAGAGATTCATCCAATTGGTCATCTCGTATACGTGGTTCTTTGATTGATACAGTGTATTATATCATATGCTCATATATACGAAAGGAACGTGATGATGAAAATAATGAATTCGGTATGGGAAAACTGGAACGTGAATATTTATGTACGGATGATTTCATGAGTGCGGAAGATATGTGTAAATGGATAGAAGAAACCCGAGAATTAAATGACAGGGGGTTGATCATGTTTATTTTTGATAATGTTTATCGTATGATACCTGGTAAGCATAGACGAGCTCTTTTATATATACTCAACATCTTATATTTCGGTTTATAACCTTATGGGGTTCTGCCATTTGTTTCAAATGCGTCGCATGATACGAGAAGTCATATATCTCAAATGTTTCTTTTATTTTGTCACCGACCCCATACCCCTCGATCCGCTTAGATACCCCGGAACACGCGGATATATGTTCCAAGTTGAGAAATTGATCTTCCATTTGTATAAATGATTTCAGGGATTCTGGAGAAAGACCATCTTTCTTCATATTTTCGTACATGCGCTTAGACGCCCCGTTGGAAATATGAAAATACTTCGTCTTGTATCCTAAAATACTCACTTCTTCACCTTTATCCTGACTCGAATTTTGTGCTAAAATGATGAGCAACAAAATGAATAGAAGTAGTGGTATCATTTATTAGTATTCAACATAATAAAAACATCATTAATTTTGTGAACAAGTTTGAATACATCATCTTTAGTATTCACGCGTGAAGCGTCTATAATTTCAAATTCAACCTGATACATCACAGACTCTTCGGCATCCATATCACATGTATCACCTGTAATGATAGTGAGATCTATTGATAAATTTTTACGAATATACGAGACTCGTTGTTTCGTTTTTTTCTTGTCCATCTCCCTGTCAGTAATGTCAGGTAGTGGTGTTTCAGTCGAAACGCTGTAGCGGACGTCGAATGGTGTATTGCTCATTCTCTTGAAATCGTGATTCATAACCCTATCCTTTTTAACAATTTCTTCATCACCTGATGCCTGATCCGTAGATATACGCACGTTATCAGAATCGCGGTAAAACACGTCATGTTCAGACCCTATCATTTTTTCCCATCCGGTGTATTTATTCAAACCTTTCATGATCTTGTCGAATGTATGTTTACCGACATTGGTATCAAACATCGTGCCATTGAACTTACCCAAACGGAGTTCAATTTCTATATGTTGTTCATCCTTGTATCGCTGAATAGTTGGGAACAGTGTCTCGGTCACGGCTCGAACGTCCATATCAAAATTAATACTTTGCTATTCTTTAAACAACTTAGGTTGAATATACACAGTTAAAGTTATACACTCAATTATTGTAAAGATGCGCGGCTTTGTAAACGAAGGAACTGTATGTTATTTCAATACATCTATACAATGTTTATTTAATATACCCATACTAACAAGTCACTTTTTACGAGAACAATACGATGGACAGTGTATGTTTACGATTATTTATCAATTATTACTAAAAAAATACTGGACAGCTGACAAAACACCACTCGATCTCAATGGTTTATTATTTGCATTTCAGAAAGAGTTCCCTCGTTTCAGAACGAACGAACAACATGATGTACAAGAAACAGTATTATGTATAATTGATATATTAGAGCGAAGTCAGCCTATAGTGAGGGACTGGGTTTATGGTAAAAAAATACAAGAAACTATATGGCCCAATGGTAAGACTATGAAAGAAGAGGATTTCAGTATTCATTTAATGACGTATAATGGAAATAACGATATGGGTAAAATGTTAGAAAAAAGTATAGATTGGAATGTTTTAGAAAATTTTCAAGATACAGATGGAATTACATACAATGCAGCTACTACGCGTATGCTTTTTTCGAAACTCCCACCGATATTCATGCTATCATTTGACACTAAAAGTCATATTAAAATCGTTGATAAAATAGTATTAAATGATACAGTGTATAATTTAAGTGCGTGTGCGTTACACACTGGTAATCAAAATGATGGACACTACGTAACTTATATAAAAAGAAAAACCAAATGGTATTTCATTAATGACGAACGTGTAGAAGAAAGAACACCACCACCCGAGGGTAGTTATTACTTCATGATATACAGTTCATAAAATCATCGATTGAAATATTCTCCTTGATATTTACCAACGTCCTATAAAACGTGCGGCGACCGTTTGGAAAAGTCTTGTCGTATCTACGTACAATCGGTTTCCACCACATAGGTTCGTCCATAAACATATACTGACACTCGATAATAGCATCCTCTTCCATCCACTCCCTGGCATATACGGGTACTTGACTCTCAGATATCTCCGATTCAAACATCAATTTACCCCTTTCTTGTACATACATCTTCCAAATATCACCCCGCCTCTTAACCTGGAAATCAATCGTATTCTTGTCACGAGGTTTCCACTTAAACATGGTTTCGTGAGTACCCGTTTTTACTGTATCGTTTATAGGTGTAAAAATAAGCCCATCTATATCTTGTGAAACTGTCGGTAAATACGCATCCTTAAACTGTTTATAATCCGACATGAGATGAAACGTCTTAATTTTGAGCTTGATGGGGTCATATTTAAGAGTTGTGAGCATTTTTTTCACGTTTTCGATACATTTGAGTCTTGATAGGAAATCGAGATGACCCACAACTTTCCCATTCTCAATTAATATATCATATAACATGAATGTATCACCGTAAAGTTCACCCTCTAATATAGTTCCTTCGTATACAGGTTTTCTGAAATTAAGCGGACACGAAAACATCTCGAGTGCGCGATTTAAAAACACACATCGTTTTTTGTTATCAAATGTAAATGCCAGCATCATAAAGCGTATACCATCAGTCTTTTCACATACAACGTATGGATTGGATGACAGTGTATCAAAGTGACGATACTCGATAGATATCGGTTGACTTCCCGGAAAAATATTTTTACCGGTCGTACCCCATGAATGTTCCATGTAGGATATCGCATATTTGTAAAGAGGGTCGTCTCGGTTTACAGATAGACGTTGCATTGTACGTATGTTTTTAATATAATCTTTAATTAGCTTTAATACCCGCAGAATTTAGAATATTACCGACACACTCGTGTTGGTGTGTTATCAAAGTCTTCGCAGCTGTATACGCTACAATTTTCACACCACTTTCCTTGAATTTTATGAACATGGTTTCCAACTTAGGATGGATTTTAAAATTACCCGAACGCTTACATTTGAGATTCCGGAGAGTAGGTTTACACATCATCACCCATGTTTTCGCTTGGGTAGATTTAACATTGTAAAAATCTTCTTGTATACATGTCGAGACATCGGTATCAAACGTTAATCCCATTTGATTTGTGGGTTCCGTTGAACCACTAATAACCTTGTCTTTGAACATACCCCAATCTATCCCAGCGTTGACAGTCGGAAAAACGACGATGTGAAACTTATCATTGGTATCGAAAACAATAGATAACGCATTATCGTCCAAGTTAACCCCAAAATCTATAAAGAATATACGATCATGCGTTTTGATAAACTTTTCTATACATTCAGACTTAGCGTAAGGATTGTCATCCACGAACGCGATTTCACTCTGAACACCCGGGATTTGTATACTTTTTATGTTATATCGTAGAATAGTGTGCATGGTCTTTACGTTACATGATCCACTACGAGTGACAATAAGTGCGACGATCTTCATGTTTATAGTATATGAAATCTAAGCCTTAAGCCTATCATTTAGACACCCGTGGAACGGTAAGTTACCTACGTGTCCTAAAGTTGTGTTAATGTCAGCGAAGATCTTACCATCCATTTGTTGCCACCTCCGACAAAATGCGTAATCTTCCGATAAATAACGCTTGGATACCGGATCTATCATACAGTCGAAGATAGCACAATATTCATCAAAATCGCGGTTCTGGTGATCATTTTTACACGTTAACGTGGGTCCATAATGTTCGTGCATTCGTTCAAGTGCCTGTCGAGAGATCATCATAAACCCTGTAGGTCCATCCAATACTTCGACAAATCCATTAACGACCGATCGTTTAGAAGCCCCTATATTAGCGACCAGGCTAGACGACAGTAAACTCATGTCGCGCGTGTCGCCATCTTCTATAGCCTTGCGAGCTTGATCCCACATTACAACCTTTTTAGGGTAACAGGCAACGGAAATGTCATGCCCGGATCGTAATAGACGAAGAACCGACGACGGATCAAATTCGACATCCGCATCAATAAACATGAAAAAATCGGCATCCGTTTTCTGCATGAACCTACCAATTGAGACGTTCCTAGCGCGATGTACAAGACTTTCATTTTCAGTCGTGTCGAGCATTAGTTGTACACCTTCACGAATAAGAAGTAGTTGAAGCTGTATGATACTCTTCATGTATTTTTCAAGACATAACCCACCGTAACACGGTGTACTTAGAAATAATTTAACCATATATATTTTATTACACGTTATCCTCTAAGTGACGCTTCACAATGACAACAATCTTATTTAGTGTTGGGATAGATACATTACACTTTTCACATATCTCAACCTTTGGAAGTGTTTTGTTCATCACCATAAAAATCACGGCAGTTGCTACGCTATTAGGTGACTTACTCATTAAATCTACACATTCTTCGAGTTTAGAACACATCTGATTACATTTCAAACGTTCCTCGCGAGAAATATCAAAAGTATTTAATAGTCTTGACATCACGTTAATTGGTTTTGTTATATAGTTCTTTTCAGTCTTTTCATCTTTTATAATCCCTGTAAATATACTGGTCGTACGACTAATATCTTTACATTGTATACCAAACATTTCGGCAATCTCTTTCGTCGTCCGAGGAATTTTTGCTAGTCTACAGGCATATAAAACGCAGTTAGCTTTGATACCCGATCGTACAGCCCCTCTCGTCAATTTACCCTCGTTGAATTTTTTGTAAAGTGTTTTCGCATCCTTTAATACACCGTCAGGGATATTAACACACGCCTCGTCTATATCCTTATACGCGTGGAACAATGATCGATCTCGATGATTCATAGAACTATGAAAATTAATCTTAGCCATACGTTTCATTTCATAACTTGATGTATGTTTAGTGGCGATGACTGTACCTTTCCCCCACGCATCGGAAAATAAATCGGGGTTTGAGGAGGGTACAACACAACGTGACGGATCGGAAACTCGCCCATCGTCGGATATACCACTCGTCCATTCGGCAGTATCATCGATATAAATAGAGTCGACAATTCCACACGTGGTACATACCATTCCTTCTCTTGTGAGTGTTTTGTAATTATTGCACCGAATGCAAAATCTAGTATCCACTGGCTTTAATGTGGGTTTTTTCTTCATGTGGTCTAAATGAGACCATATAGTAGCCAGTGTTTGGGAGTTCATTATATTTCACACCTTTTTTTTTCTAATAAATTCTGCGCACTTAAGTTAAAAATTTACATTATCCATATACATCCGGGCGTGTTCTTCAATTCTATCAACTGTATCCTTGAAGCGAGAAGATCCAATACTCCTAGGAGTCCACGTGTTCCAGTCTCTATCTATAGACACGTGATCGGGTGGCAACTCGAGACGACCGTCGAATTCACTATCTGATACTATAAAACTACCTACGTCACTCCCCCCATCGTCCGATTCATCGATTAAAACACTTTCAATATCCGAACTTTCTTCAGCTTGAATCGTGTACATGCGATCTCGAGAGTTTACACAACCAAATATAGTTTCCCGGTCTGGTAAATGTTCACATACATTATCCTCCTGTACCAAGTTTGTCTCCTCTTCCAATTTGTATACGCTAGCACCTCTATAGGTTAATGACGTCTCAGCGTAGTACCGTACAATCAGGTAATCGCCCCTATTATCATCCACCTCCGCATACATCTCATCTTCAATATCTTCGATATTTACCAATACTTTTATAATGTCTCCAGGCCGAATTTCTGCAAACTCTAACATCTGTATAAAGATTTACGACAAAAATATTATACGCTAATAACACACACCATGGGAATTGAAATTTTCTCGAAAAACGATTGTAAATACTGTGAATATGCTGAAGATATATGTAAAAAAATGAATCTCGATTACACAAAAACAGTAGTTGACAAAATCCAATTACAAGAAAAATGTGGTCCCAGTGCTTCGGTATACCCACAAATAGTAGTCAACGGCAAACACATCGGTGATTACTTCGCATTCCAGGAATATATCGACGAGACAGAACCCATGCTTCTCCCAATTATGAGTCGATTCACAGTATTCCCCATCGAACACGAGAATCTATGGGCGCTCTACAAAAAGGCACAAATGTCCAATTGGACTGCTGAAGAAATTGATGTTACTTCCGATATGGAAGATTGGGGAAAATTGAGTGAAAATGAGCGTCACTTTGTTAAATATATCCTGGCATTTTTCGCGGGGTCGGATGGTATCGTGTTCGAGAATATCAATAACAATTTCGCAGATGAAGTTCAATATACGGAGGCTAGATCGTTTTACGCGTATCAGGTTCACAATGAAATGGTGCATGGCGAAACATATAGTAAACTCATTGACAAATACATCCGTGATAGTTCGGAAAAACAGCACCTGTTTGATGCTATTCAGACAATCCCCCCGATCAAGCGTAAAGCGGACTGGGCTATGAAGTGGTTCGATAAATCGAGACCATTCGCTGAACGACTTCTCGCATTCGCGTGTGTGGAGGGTATATTCTTCTCGGGAAGTTTCTGTGCTATTTTCTGGTTAAAAAAGCGCGGGCTCATGCCTGGCTTATGCTTTAGCAATGAACTCATTAGTCGCGATGAGGGACTTCACTTAGAATTCGCTCTCGAATTATTTAAAATGTTAAATTTTAAACCAACTCAAGAAATTGTATACGAAATCGTAACAGATGCGGTCAATATAGAAAAAACGTTCATTCTAGAGGCTCTTCCGTGTAGTCTAATTGGCATGAATGCCGATAAAATGTCAAGCTACATCGAGTATGTTGCCGATCGTTTACTCAAGCAAGCGGGGTTCAATAAAATCTGGAACACGCAAAATCCCTTTGATTTTATGGAAAATATTTCCCTTGATGGTAAGACTAATTTTTTTGAAAAACGTGTAGGTGATTACGGTAAAATCGATGAAAGTACCGCAGTCACGTTCGACGAAGATTTTTAAGCGACTATAGGTCTACGCCCATCGGCGCACGAGACGCTCAGGGAAGATGCACCCATTTTAAGCCCCGAGGGTAAATCCATACCCGAGTTAATATCCATGGGTGCGTACTGAGCACCTGTATCGGACATACCGACAGGTTCTTCAGACATACCTGGCATGGGGGACGGAACATCCGCCATGCGGGGTGGTGCCATCATACGGGGCAACGCCGCAGACTTCGCAGGGGGGACACCTCCCATTTGTGTAGGGGTTTCAGACTCCATCGCGAAACTCCTGTCTTCTTCACTGATAACACCCATTTTCTTAGGACCCGCGGACTTCGCCCTTGCGACAGCGGCCGTCTTAATCTTTTCCATTGCCTGTTTCTTCATAATCTCCTTATCGGCGGCAGCATTCACCACTGGGGGAGCGGGACCGACAGGTTCCGCTGTATACCCTTCGGTCTTTATGTTCATCATACCCCATGTAATAAGAATGAACACGAGGGTGTGTAACAACAGTCCACTTGTGGTGGGGCACCCGCTGGGTCCTGAAACCCATTTACCTAACAGTGATCGCATGAACCGAAACGTGTCGGGACTGGCGATCATAAAAAAAACCAACCCCGCTATGATGGAATTCATCAATCTTTGCTCCTGCTTTTTGCCATTACACCCGCATCCGCAATCTTTGAAGAGTCCCATATTTAGTTGTAATGTATACGTAGAAAAAAATATACTTAAAGTTTGGGCACATATGTAATATATAACAAGAAACATGTCAAGTATTATTCAGCGTTACGAACAATTCGAACCCACCTCCACTATCCTTTCTGCCATGAAGAAAAATAAGAATGGGGGTAAAACCGTATACATTAACGCGCCAGACAACAAGAAGTTGTATCTTCAACTTCCTTTCATGAGATCCCCATTCGGCCTCAGTGCATTCACCGATGAAGCTACTAACAAAACGTCATATTCCCTGGACCTTTCATTTGACACGGATAATGAAGGTGCGGTCGCCCTGATGGAAAAGCTTCAAGCACTCGATCAAATGATCCTCGAGACTGTTGCAAAGAATTCTAAGGAATGGCTCGGCAAGCCGTACAACATCGAAGTCATCCGCGAAGCATTGTACAAACCCCTCGTTCGCCCAGGTAAGGAATCTTACCCATCGACACTCAAGCTCAAGATCATGACGAAGCCTACCGGCGAGTTTCTCGCGGAGGCGTATGATGCGAGCCAAAAAAGTATCCCGATTGACAGTATTGAGAAGGGGCAGAAGTGTATGTGCATCGTCGACTTTAACCAAATCTGGTTTATCGACAACAAATTCGGTGTGAGTGTGCGTCTTTCGCAGGCTCTTTGTGAGAAATCTCAAAAGCTGCCCTCATTCGCATTCCACGGTGTGAATGCCCCCGCAACCGAGGATACTGCTGACGACGATGAAGAAGAGGAAGAAGAGGAAGAAGAGTGTGAAGTTGACGAATAATTAATAGAGTAAAAAATCAGAAAACGTATTTATATCACCGCTCAGTATCAATTTATGCAGTTCCAGTTCAAACTCGTTTAACGTGAATGGATTTAACTGAGCCTTTTTATAAATTCTATATAACGGTAAATTGATTTCGTCGAAATGTATTAGGAGACGGTTTATAGCGCGTGGGTGTAGCTTTTCAATACTAAATTTAAACTTTGAAATCGAAAATGTAGTTTTATTTATTAAAATATGGTCTCGAATGAAGACTTCAACTTCACACATTGGATCATTCACAATTCGTCTTAGATTTCTACTCGATATGAGTAAATCATTCATAGCTGGTATGAGCATGTTTAAGAACAATCGCTTCTCATCCGTAAATGACATGTCTATAGTATACCAATAATTTAGTCCTGACAGGCTACAAACAGGGACAACTTTTCGTGTGTGTCCGGAATATTATTCTCGTATAACGTTTTCGCAAATAATAATACCATTTCCGCATCCCTATATGACATGTACGAATGCCCGTGCTTTTCATATATGGCCACAATATCTTCGAGGTGGTTATCACACCACTCCTTCACATCCCCATCCCCATCAAGACCCTTTTCGATGAAATCGGCAACCTCGTCGCTGAGAGGCATGCCGGTAACAACTGTGTCGTCATATTCATTCATTTTTACTTAATTTTTATTCATTCTATTTCACTTAGGCTCCTTTTTTCACAGCTTTACGAGCTGCGAGTTGAGCCCTTCTCGCATCGGCTTTATTCAATGTTGTCTGAGTAATACCAGTCGCGCGAAACTTTGCGTTTCTAGCTAATTTCCCCTTCGCGGCTTCGGCCGCTCCCTCTGCTGCTCTCCGGATATTCATATTTCTCTTAAACTTATCCTGATTGGTGTACGCACGTCTTGCGAGGGCTACGTTTCCGATAGCCCTTTTTTTATTCATACTTATCTGAACAGCTGTAGCCATCGCAGGTGGGTTTGTGGGTGGTATCTGCGCCCGTGCGATGGCGCGGAAACGCCCATTCGGTTGTTTGACACCGGGTGGTGGTACGGGTTTAACATTGCCGACGAACGACGGGTTAGTCTTCATGGTTGGTTCAAATATAGGATTTTTATATATTTTTTGTGTGGCTGCGTTATTATATATTTTTTTGTGTTCGTTATATTTGTCACCTCCTTCAATATACGGTCTCATGACTTGAGTGAGTAGCACAGCCTTCGCGATCTTGCCGGCTCCGGGTACCCGACCCCTTTGAAATGCTATGGGGGGTAGATCTTGAATACCCTGTTTTAAAATGTATTTTTTATTCAATTTATTGTCAAGTTTAGAAAGCCCCACCTTATCTTGGCCATATTTATCGATCATGACACCCCACATGGTCTTATACCTTACCGCGTCTACCTTTTTTTCGACCTTGTCTTTCACCATGCGTCGATTTGCGTTGGTCGTAGATTGGTAAATTGTACCGACTGGGCCAGACTTAACGGCTTTCGTGAGAGCACCTGATACCATGTTCGAAACGACCTTCTTATTCGAAGCATTTTTCATCGCGTTGATCGCCTTTTTATTATCGAGGTCATTCTTTTCTCGCCTAACTTGATCTAGACCCGACTTAAATTTTCTAGTGAGAGTAACCTTTTGTCCTTCGCGTTTCTGTGTCTCTATCCTCGCGAGACGGGCTATCTCTCTATTCACTGCTTCCAGTTTCTGTCTCTCTTCGAACTGTTTCGTAGCGTTAGCTGTTTGTCTGGCAACCCTTTTACCCTCATCGAATTCAGCATTGCCCGTCTTCGCGTAACGTACGAGTTCTATCATACGGTTTTCAATATCTATTAATTTACCATTTTCAAACTCTTTTATCGCAGCTTCACCCTGTTTCACGAGTGTATACTTTCTAAATGGGTTGGTACCATTGTACGTAGCCATGATTTTACGCACTTTCACAATCTTATTTTGAATAAGTTTACGGTTTGAAGCTAACTTCGCATTGGCCATTCGTTTTTGAACATTCTGACGCTGCAGTTTGAGTATTTCCGCATTCGCTGCAACTTTGTTCGCGGCAGCCTTTTCATTCTTCTGCTTTTCATCTATTTTCGCTATAGCCTCTCTAGCCTTATTCGACGCAGCTTTTATTTTGACAGCAGCTTCTTCTTGTAGGCGCCTCGCTTCGACAGCCTTCTTTTCCGCTGCAGTTTTCTCGGCCAATGTATTCGCATCTGCTTTAGCCCTGGCAGCTTCTTCAGCTAATGCAATTGCTTTTATCTTTTCAGCCGCAGCATTCGCGAGAGCAGCCTCTTTCTGGAACTGGATAGCATTCAACTCCTTTTTTGCTGCGTTTGCGTTACGAGCTGCACCTATGAGTGCTGCATTCTTATTCTGTAGTTCAAGATTTGTCCTCTTTTGTGCTTCCGCTAAAGCCTCATTTCGCTCGGTTTTAGCATTCGCGAGGGCTTGCGCCTTATTCGCGTTTGCTGCGTTAATTTTGGCTTGAGCATTCTTTAGTTTTTGTTCGGCTACAGCCTTACCAGCGGCAGATTGAAATCTACCCGCTACAAGTGCTTTACGAGCATCGTTAGCGGACTTAACAGCGGCATTCTTTTGTGTCGCAGCATTCGCGAGAGCAGCCTCTTTCTGGAACTGGATAGCATTCAACTCCTTTTTTGCTGCGTTTGCGTTACGAGCTGCACCTATGAGTGCTGCATTCTTATTCTGTAGTTCAAGATTTGTCCTCTTTTGTGCTTCCGCTAAAGCCTCATTTCGCTCGGTTTTAGCATTCGCGAGGGCTTGCGCCTTATTCGCGTTTGCTGCGTTAATTTTGGCTTGAGCATTCTTTAGTTTTTGTTCGGCTACAGCCTTACCAGCGGCAGATTGAAATCTACCCGCTACAAGTGCTTTACGAGCATCGTTAGCGGACTTAACAGCGGCATTCTTTTGTGTCGCAGCATTCGCGAGAGCAGCCTCTTTCTGGAACTGGATAGCATTCAACTCCTTTTTTGCTGCGTTTGCGTTACGAGCTGCACCTATGAGTGCTGCATTCTTATTCTGTAGTTCAAGATTTGTCCTCTTTTGTGCTTCCGCTAAAGCTGTTAGTTTCGCGTTCAATTCTTTCGTAGCGTTCGCGACTGCCGTTCCCGTATTATCTGATAGAGTATTTACTTCATTCGTCAATGCTTCTATTTTAGATTTAGCTTCATTCAATTCTTTAGTAAGTCGCACAACTTCAGGTACACTTCCAATGTTAGCCTGCATCTCCAAACGTGACTGTAAGTCCTTTATCCGTGTATTCAACGCACCACGTTCTTCTTCAATTTCCTTGATACGTTGTTGACTCTTCTCAACTTTTAACGTCACCACATTTAAATTAGATTGAAGTTTATCACTAACACTGCGTTCTATGTCTAGACGCCCCAATTCCACGTTCAACTTCATATCAAGTGCCTTCACCTTCGACCTGGAATTACCCAACTGCGTAAACGCTAATTTTTTCTGGAGAGTATATTTGTTTAGTGTATTCGCCGTCTTAGTCTTGAGATTAGTATAACTTTTTTCTAAACTCTTCACGCGTTGTGAATTTATATTCGCTTTCAATTGAATGTGTTTCTTGTTTTCGTACTCACGATTTTTTGCTGCTTCTGCTTTCTTAGCTCTATTTTGTGCGTTAATTTCCGCGCGTCTTCCGTTTCGTACTTTGGTTTCAATTATTCGCGCTTCACGTCTTTTACGACGCTCTTCAATAATCTGCTTTTCAGACGAACGTTTATCGAAATTACGTTTCTGTTCCTCTACACGGCGGTTAGCATTACGTTTGATTTTATCCATTTGTGCGGTCATGTTTAATTTTCGTCTATTATCATTGACACCGTTACTCGTGATACCGCTGGGCGATAATCTCTTCATTCGATCTTCGTGACGTTTACGCGCCAACTTATTTCGCAAATTCTTGTTAGACATATTTGCGTTTCCATTAAGCACTGGCCTACCATTCTCGTTCCGACTCTCGTTCCGACTCTCGTTCCGGTTCTCGTTCCGGTTCTCGTTCCGGTTCTCGTTTCGGTTCTCGTTCCGGTTCTCGTTCCGGTTCTCGTTACGATTGAGTGCTTCTTCATTGATAAACGATTCTTTCTTGACCTTTGAATATACACGGGAACCAGGTAATAGGATAGGTTCACGGACTTTCATGCTCATTAGCTTTCGACCGATAGCACTTTTCAGTTCCGTGATAGTCTTATCAGTTTCCGTTAAACCAACCTTAATTGCCAACCTCTTCACAACTTTCGAAGTTACGTTAGATTTGAATAAAGTTTCATAGTCTTTACGAGTGAGAGGAGATTTCGGGTCTAGTAGATATATTTTGTCTCGTGTGAGTACGAGTGGTGGAAGTGGTAAATTACCCTTGCGAATATCGCGCATGAGTTCACACACCTTCTCTCTAGATATAGACATGGTCTTGCCTGTGTGAAGTTTAATCAGTTTTCTGATATTTGTTGATTTCGCATCTGGATCACACGCATCCATCTTGTTATATCTAAATAAAATAAATATAACATATGGGATTTAGTTGTTAAACCCTAAGAAGAACATACGCAATTTATCATCATGCGACATGTCAAATTTAAATAAGTTGTAGTCACCTGTTGACACAAATATAGTTTCACAAAGTCCGTGTGTGTCGGTATCAGCTCTCAGACTTATTACCGAACCTAATAACGTACTAATAAAAATATTAAAAGAATCTATTTTATCTATATACCTCTCCCTGACCTTAAGCTTGAATGCTAATACTTTATGATGAGGTTTTCCCAAAAACGGTGTAATAGGAATATCTTCCTTAGTACCACCATCCAAGTACACATTACCATCATATTGTTTTGTAGCTGCTATGAATGGTACTGACATACTCATACATACCGCATCTACTACGTGCATATTAGGGGTTACGTCACTTGAAAAATATTCAGTTCGCCCCCTGTTTAAATTATACACGGAAATATACAACTTCTTTTTCAAATCCTTAAATTTAATATCCGATCCAAAAACATTCACCAAAGTACGCCTGACAGGTTCCATGTCTACAAGGCCATAGTTTCGAAAGAATGTCCGTAATTTATATTTTGATAATCCCTCTATATCAATTTCCAGAAACTTTCCAAGTACATCGTCAAGTGGTATTTCGAGGGCTATACACGCACCTAATATAGCACCGGCTGATGAGCCTGATATCTCTTTTATATTTTTTAATTTATTTTCGTGTTTTTTTAATGATCCTATAAAACTAAACAATCCCATTGACGACGGACCCAAAACAAGATATTCCATGTTGTGTCACTTAATACAACTTAGGAAATTGCTTTCGCAAAAGAGCGAACACAAGCGCGTAGACGACCGTGTGCGTGATAATCGCGACCTGAGAAGTCTTACCAGACATCACCGACCCGGGGGGGATCGTGAGAAGCATACCGGGGCTGAGAGCCATGAACAACGTCGTCGTCGCGAGAAGGTCTGTCTGTGTAAGAACCAGACCCATAGCTTTCGCGATGAGTGAGTATGTAAGGAAAAAGACGAGACCGTGGAAGAGCACGGACATCTTGTCTGTGCTCACATTCTTGAATGTGAGTTTGGATCCATTCGTCTTGAGGATCATACCTGGGCTGAGCGCGAGGAATAGGATCGATGGTATCGCAACCTTTTGCGATGTGAGGAGGGGTAACATTTAATATACACTCATATAATTTTTCATATAGTCAGTGAAATCGGTAAATGTTACACCTCGCATCATTTCTCCATAAAGTCTATTATTATGTATGATGCGCCTGAGGGTTCCCCAAATATGAGTAAGTCGTTCTTCATACCATAATGTATCCTCCTGACATTCCCATGTTGTGCGCGCCAATTCGGTATCGTGTTCGTCATAACAAAATTCCACAAAATCTGTAAAGTTGCCATACTGTTCAATCCCTGCGTCATACAGTAATGTATTGATCGTACCCCACATAAACACAAGCTCTTCTGAATATATATCCTCCCATTCGTCGATAGTCTGCACTGGTTCCTCGTCAATGAATTCACCGTCGCTGTCAACTTCCGCATCGTTTCCCGTCGTCGCCTCGTATACATATTGATTCCAAACCATTGTATTAATTTTTATTAGATTTCACACCCGTAATAGATATCGTAGATGTTTCCTTTGATGGTAAACTTTCGAGTATAACCTTTAACACAGACTCCGCCTGGTAATCGTCGCCTTCAAAGAATACGCTGAGACCGTCTTTAATCGAAACTTTATTAAGTCCAACTTTCCTAATGCTTTTCTTTACAGTGATTTTACCGGTCCTGGTGTTGATGACGTCGAGGCCGTTATCTACCATTAACTTTTTTATATGCAACTTAAGTGCTTTTTCTGCCTGTGCCAGGACTTTAATATCCGATCGGGCTTCTTTAATCTGTTGATTCAATTCAACTAGTTTAGAGACGCTGTGTGTTAGATCGTCAGCTTGGACGCTAGACATGTATTACTATTACCGCGAATACCTTTAAGTTATTTAAACGAGAGGGCGTTGCATGTTGTCCGGACTGATAGTGGAGTTGTTCCAAGTGAACGCTTCTTTAGGATTGGGGGGCTCGGCGCGAATGGATTGGTTGGCGTTGCGAAGTGCACCACCGGTAGTTTCCGGGATACCTATCTGATCGCGAACTTCAAGGAAGTTTTGACCGGCGAGTATATCCTCGGGGGCGAACTCGCCGAAGTCCTCCTGGGAAGCAACCTCGCGGGGGAGAAGCGAAGACGCAAGACCTGTACCAGCCTTCATTTCACAGTTGGACGCAGCCACTGGGGCGACAATACCCGCGGATTTCTTCTTGGGCGCAGCGGTGGGCCCAGTAATAGGAGCGAATACCTGTTCCTTAACGGCGTAGGTAGACACAGGGTTAAATTTTTGTAAAACGACAAGGGCGACAACAGCGACCGTGAGAAGGATCAATGCGCGAGTCACATTCGACTTCAACATCTTGTTGGGAAACATCTTTATATACTACAAACAATTTTTTTTCATTGATCATCCCCAAACATGTAGTCTGCTGGATACGTATTGTCGAATTTTTCTTTTTCGGGTTCATCTGGCTTGTTGAGCCTGACCTGTACAATATTCCATGCTGGACCGAACGCTTTTTTCGCGAACCACAATTCGTGAAATTCAACAATCACAGAACATTTCATACCTGGTTGAAGAGATTCGATCTCGAGAGACTCTTTATCAAAGCTAAACACCTTCGTCTGGTCAATTAGTTCTGTTGTGAGATTTTCATCTCGCATATACGCGGCTCGAATCGTCTTTTCGGAAACCGTTTTACCAAACCAACTCTCACTAGATTCGATGGCGTTCTGGATATTAGCCTCGTGAATGGTATCAATTTTCTCTGACGCATCTACATCGATCGTAATATCGTTCATAGTATCCGCGATAGTGACATCGTCCAGTTGAATAAAGTTACGTTTGCGCTCGTCTGTGAACACGTGCACGTGGTATAAACCGTCTTCGCCCTTGAAAATAGTGTCGTAGATCATTTTGTATATGATATACGTATCATCTCTTTAAACCAACAAATGGTATAGTCGCAGAACGTTCGAGAAGTGGTTTTGGGACCCATCCATCCCTTCGTGGTCTGAATCCATATAATGTAGATGTCATATTTACATTTTTTGGAATATTCTGAGGCTCTAATGGACGTAACGCGAATTCATTTTTCACATATTTATTATCTGTTACGCGTTCCCATTTAAGGGTTTTCGTGTTAAAGCGTTGATTACCGCTCGATTTAGCGTAACCTTCGATAACAGTGTTACGTACCACGGGGTTTACACCGTGTACGATCTGCTTTGATAATCGTTCTCTCGACGGTTCGGTCGTGTATTGTTTGTATTTTTGGGGATTTACACGAAGTGCCTTTGTTATAGAAACGTTTCGACCCGTTGTGGCCTTTGCTGTATACACTCGTTTCAGTTTAGGTTTCACTATTTTGAATATAGTGTCTATAGAATCCGTCGATTTCACCGTCTTCACGAACGTCTGCGCGAGTCGTAGGAGACGTTGTCTGTCTTTCTCTTTCTTCTCTGGACGAAGTTTGAGCGAGTGCATCAAGTATATATCATCGATCAGAAACTCTTTACTCGCGATGAATATCTTCTTATTGATAATCATTTTATTAGAATTGACGTTTCGGTAAGTTATACCCTTCTTTAGTGTCCTGATAACATCGTATCCGAATTCTCTTGGTCGCATGAACGGTATATCAAGTAGCCCCCCGAGAGTGACATCCATTATTTTATCCTTCTCGGGAGAGAAGTATCGAATAGATGTATCTAATGCAAATAATTCGACATCGATGAAGATGTCACCCTTTCCAACCTTGTTATTCGCTCTGGTTTTTTTCTTCTTTATGAGTGTGTATCTTCGTGTCACGATTGGACCCGATTTTTTAAACCCTATACCCAAATACTTCAACACTTTTGGATCTATAGATAATATCCGATTCTTTATTCTAGTATTCAGTCGTTGGGCGATCTGCCCCAATTTGTCCCATAAAATGAGCTTAATAGCCTGGAGTTTACCGAAGTATTTCGCATCGTATGATATTCGCGGAACGAATTTTGCGTCGATATCACTGGTTATGATTCGTTTATCATATGGCATGTACATATTAAACGCCTCACCCCCACTTACGATAATATCCCCCATAGATTTCATGCACTCACTTATTTCCCCTATCGTGGTAAGTATGATATCACGTGTGGCGTCTGTCACGCATACATATACAAACTTCTCAAACGATTTAGAAGCGAACTGCGTTTTCATTCGATTTCTAAATTTTCCCAAATCTCTCGCTTCATTTCTCTCGAAATATTTTTTCAATTTGGTATCATTGAAAAAAAAGTTATCATCTGTGTACTTATCAATAACAGCTTTGGAATAGATCTTCCTGTCCATTAGTATATATAAACATTTTTACCTCTACTTACATGCTTAAAGATGAACAACCTAAGTAACATACAATGTCCATTGAATCTGTCCTCACCGAAATCGCCGCTTTCCGTACTGAACTTAAGTCGCTCACCAAGATTGTGAGAAAGATCAAGGCTAAACAAGACGACCCTACTGGTGAGAAGTCTGCTAACCGCGCCAAGAACAACGGTTTCAACCGCGAACAGAAGATCTCTGAGAAACTGCGTGTGTTCCTTGACCTTCCTGAAGGAAAGCTCGTCTCGAGAAGTACTGTGACTCGTTCCATTAACGAGTACGTCAAGGCTAACGGTCTCAAACACCCCGACAACGGGCGAGTTCTCGTTCTCGACGCGAAGCTTCGTGATCTTTTGGAGCCTCCTGCTGACGTCCAAGTCACTTTCCTGAACTTGCAGAAGTTCCTCAGTCCTCATTATACCAAGGTTGAAACTGTGACCAAATAAATACTTAAAAACGAGCCACAATAACTATATATGAGTATCGATAGAAATACTATCGAAACCCTTGTTGGTACAAAAATATCTAATATAGATTTGTACCAAAAAGCATTTACACATAAGTCCGCATTGAAGGAAGACCCATCGTTAACGGGTTCTTTCGAAACGTTGGAATTTATAGGGGATTCTGTACTGGGATTCGTAATTACCAAATTTTTATACGATAAATACGAGGAAAGGCAAGAAGGCTTTCTTACGAAAGCACGTACGAAACTGGTTCGCGGTGAGACACTCGCCGAAATTGCTTCTAAACTCGAATTACATAAATGGATTCGCATGGATGAAAAAGGTATGCGAAATCAATGGATTCATAACCCCAAAATTTTAGAAGATGTATTTGAAGCGTTGGTCGGTGCTATTTATATGGATATGGGGTTATTACACGCAAAAGAATTTATTCTTCGTATATACAACAATCCCATATATGTAAATCTCCAGTCTATCATGATAGATGACAACTTTAAGGATCATCTGATGAGATATTGTCAATCGAATTCGTTGGACCTACCAGTGTACTCAATCATCTCACATGAGAATGGTACATTTTGTATGACTGTATATGTAGGAGGTGTATGTTTGGGTACCGGATACGCTAAAAATAAAAAACAAGCAGAGCAACACGCTGCGCGGGCGTTTTTTTATCCACCTACACAAGAAATTACAACAAAATCTAACCTAAGTCGCCGTACACATTCACGTGAGTATTGAGATGGATTGTGATAATTATACACCGAACAAACGGGTTACAAAGAACGATAAGAAAGAAAAACGGTCGATTTATTCAACCCGACATGTTCGTTTGACGCTTAAACGTTTGGCGCAACAGTCAATTAATGGACGAGAAAGTGAAAGTACTTCTGGAGAAGGAGTATGCACCACAAAAGTCGGAAGAGTGGTTAAACCAGCGAAAAACCATGCTCACCGCAAGTGATGCTGCGACTGCGATTGGAAAAAATAAATACGAAACACCTGACGGACTTTTACTCAAAAAATGTGGACTAGGCGTACCCTTCTTCGGAAACGAAGCAACGCGTCACGGTGAGTTATACGAAGATGAGGCCCGCATTCTTTATGAACAGCGATATAATGAAGTTGTTCATGAAATTGGATTGTGTGGCCATCCAGTTGAAACGTGGTTAGGTGGTAGTCCGGATGGTGTCTCAGAATCAGGTAAATTAATTGAAATTAAGTGCCCCCCGCAACGACAGATTATACCCGGTGAAGTGCCAGAGCATTATATGCCACAGTTACAACTATGTATGGAAATTCTCGATCTCGAAGAAGCTGACTTCATTCAATATAAACCCGCCGCGACCAATTGGCCTAAACCAGAAGAATTTGATGTCGTTAATGTTAAACGTGATCGCGAATGGTGGAAAATGTATCTCCCTATCATGAAAGAATTTTGGGAAAAGGTGTTATATTTCCGTGCACACATAGACGAACTCCCGAAACCAAAGGAGAGGAAGAAACGAATAGTACAAGAAAAGGTACATGTTTGTGTAATAGACAACGACTCAGACGATACTTATCACAGTGAATAACTATATCAACCTAAGTCATTAGCTATCTATAATTTTTTATACCAATATGAGCAAATATAATCTACACGGAAAACTTCACTCACCATACCAAGAAGACGGAGTCAAATGGATGCTCGCGATGGAAAAGCAGGCAACTGGACCAAAGGGTGGCTTCTTATGCGACGAGATGGGATTGGGTAAAACTATCCAGATTATATCTACAATTCTCAACAATCCTAAACCACATACACTGATTGTCGTACCAAAATCGATCGTCACTCAATGGAGTACAGAGATCGCGAAATTTGCACCAGGTCTCTCTGTTCTTGTATACGACGGCCCCGAACGAACAAAGAATATCCAAAATATGAATGACGCAGATGTGGTTATCTGCCCATATAGTATGCTTCATAATAAGACAACACTCTTACATCGTATAAAATGGAGTAGGGTTGTCCTTGACGAGGCACACGAAATACGTAACCGTCAGACGAGAACGTTCAAATGCGCCTTCAAACTTGAAACGCAAATACGGTGGCTCGTCACGGGTACACCAGTATTCAACTCAATGGAAGATTTTGTCTCATTGTGCGCATTTCTAGGGTTTTCTAAAAATACGGTTCAAGCGATGCATAAGGAGATCAAAGATATCTATATCATGCGAAGAACGAAGTCTGATGGTTTAATTACGATTCCATATTGTCATTTCGAAAACGTCGAACTTGATATGTATGAAAATGAATGTTCTCTATATGAACACGCATTTGTAGATGCACAGGAACGAATTCGCGATATCATGTCGTCGGCTATTACCCCTGAATCTCGGAACATGCACATTTTGGAGTGTCTTTTACGAGTCCGGCAGGTTATGATATGGCCGCAACTTTATTATGACGGTGTCGCAAAGAAGGAGGGGTGTGAACCTACCTTATGGACCAGTAATACACGTAAGATGAATGCATTATATGAGAGTGTCATGAAACACCCAGACGAGAAATCGATAATTTTTTGTCAATATAATGGCGAGATGCATAAAATTCAGAGTATGTTTGAGGGTAACGTATATAGAATTGATGGATCTGTCGATAAAGATGAAAGAAACACCCGCCTTCAAAAATTTAAGAATACGCAAGGTGGGGCGGTACTCGTCATACAGATCAAATGTGGTGGTGTTGGGTTAAACGTCCAATGCGCTTCGCGCGTGTATATAATGTCACCTTCATGGAACCCTTCAACCGAACTCCAGGCGATTGGTAGATGCCACAGGACTGGACAAACCCGGGAAGTATATGTCAAGAAATTCCTATATAATGATACGAAGCGCGTGAGAAGTGTCGATCTAGCGATGGTGTCACTACAGGGACATAAATCTGTTTTATGTGCCGATGTTCTTAACGATAAGCGTATAGAGACACAAATACCCAGTAAACAAGAAAAATCGATAGATGCTATCAGAAAAATTTTCCGATGATATAGTATATAAAATGTATATGACAACGGAAGGTTCCCGCGCCGAAGTTTTCCACGGCACCGCGGCTCATACAGCTGGTGGTCTCGTGAAAAAGGATCTCGTTCAGGACAAATATGGTAATCTCAAAAGTAAAGCCGCCGTAGCTTCAGCCAAAAAACGCATGAAGGATGAAGGTAAGAAGGCGATGGTCAAGGTGTTCAAACCCGCGAAAACTGGCGATTTCAAGCTCGCCCCGAAGAAGGGTTCTAAGAAATACAAGACACTCGTGAAAAAAATGAAGTAATATAATAGAATACGATGACACTTGCTAAGTGGGATGAGGCAGTCCGCGTAGCAAAAATCAAATTAAAAATTGACCCAAATGGTTATAGCATAGTAAAAGGTAAACTGCTGAAAGAGGCTCAGACGATTTACAAGTTTTTATTGGAAAGTAAGAAATAATATTATAATACGAATTGAAACCCCTTAAGTTGTTGTGGCTCATGCACAACAAGTTGATGTAATTTCCATGTAATCCCAAATTTTCTGTTCATAAAATAGACACTACACATCTCGGCGATCCCGACACCCGAATTCCGTGCGTAAAGTTTGTCGACGATATCGTCCCTTAAATGTTGTTTTTCGTTATTGAAGATACCCGTCTTAATAACCCCCTCTCCAGACACTTCAACTTTAACCCTAAACTTCGGCTCTCTATCGGGTGAGTGTTTCATGTTTGAATTAAATAGCGGACGGAGATCTTCAACACTCATGTGTTTTTTAAAAATATTTACACTCTGCTTCGATACAGAATTAATAATAATTTCTTCAGCAGCGAGAATACTTTCATAGAATGATTTAACATAGTTTTCATCTTCGTCGTATCCCTTCACTGAAAAGTCAATATTCCACTTAGTATTCCCCATAGCCGGTGTGAAACATGACATACCGAATGGCATGTACATTCGTGGCATCTGAATACGTACGGACTTTCCATCGTGATCGCATAATGAAATCTTACGTCCGTCGTACTCTAATACATTCAGGGATTCTGATAATGTATTGAATTTAGACATCTAATAATATATATAGGCGAAACTTTAAGCCGAACACGCTGTACATTCTGCTTCCAGGCTATACTGAATGGGTCTAGCTTTAGCCTTACTGCGTAAATAATACATACCGGTTTTGAGTCCCGATTTCCAGGCGTACATGTGCATGGATGAGAGTTTAGAAAGTGTCGGATTTTCGATGAAAAGATTCATACTTTGCGACTGGTCAATATATCTTCCACGGTCCGCAGCCATATCTATGATTGTTTTCTGACTGATTTCCCATACAGTCTTATATAAACTTTTAATATCTTCGGGGATATCGGTTATATTTTGGATAGATCCACCCGATTTCACCATCAGGTCTTTCATATCCTTTGACCAAATACCAACCTTTTTCAAATCTTCGATTAAGTGTTTATTAACTACAACGAATTCACCCGCAAGAGTTCTGCGGAGATATATATTCGTAGTCCAAGGTTCGAAACACTCGTTGTTTCCTAAAATTTGTGCGGTACTCGCCGTAGGCATTGGCGCTACGAGGAGGGAATTGTATATACCTTTTTTAACACGTTCACGCATCACACTCCAGTCATACATACCCGAATGGAGGCGGGTCGACTCGTTCGTTTCCCACATGTCAAATTGTAAGATCCCGTTAGATGCGGGACTCCCTTTAAACGTTTTGTATGGGCCGTGTATGTCGGCAAGTTCACAGCTTGCTTCTAACGCAGCGTGATAAATAGTCTCAAAAATATGAGTATTGATAACTTTCGCTTCCTCACTTTCAAATGGAATTCGCATCATACAAAATACATCAGCCAATCCCTGTACACCCAATCCAATCGGACGGTGACGCATGTTAGATTTTCGCGCAGTTTCAACTGGGTAAAAGTTTCTATCTATGACACGGTTTAAATTTTTTGTCACAATTTTTGTAACGCGATGAAGTTCCGCGTAATCATATTTCCCATCCTTGACGTATTTAGGAAGGGCGATAGACGCTAAATTACATACAGCAGTCTCGTCGGGTGCGGTATACTCGATAATTTCCGTACATAAATTGGACGATTTAATAGTGCCTAAATTTTTTTGGTTTGATTTTGAATTACACGCATCCTTATATAACATGTAAGGGGTTCCCGTTTCACTCTGAGATTTGATAATAGCCTTCCATACATCCAAAGCTGATACAACACGACTAGCAATACCTTGCGCTTCATATTTCATGTACAATTCTTCAAACGCATCACCGTACACGTCAGACAGACCAGGGGCTGTATCAGGGCAGAAAAGAGACCATTGACCATTCTCTTCAACTCGCTTCATGAATAGATCGGGGATCCACATGGCTGAAAATAGATCACGGCATCGCGACTCTTCATCCCCTTGGTTAAGACGTAATTCGAGAAATTCCATGATATCAGCGTGCCAGGGTTCGACATAAATAGCAATTGATCCTTTGCGTCTACCAGCTTGGTTGACGTACCGCGCAGTTGCATTGAACACCCTCAACATGGGAATGATCCCATCCGAGTGTCCATTCGTACCACGAATTTTCGACTTATTCGCACGAACATCGTGAATATGCAGACCGATACCACCAGCCCATTTAGAAATCTGTGCACATTCAGTTAACGAACCATAAATACCGTCGATGGAATCACCCTTATTCGCGATCAGGAAACATGATGACATCTGAGGCCGCGGTGTCCCAGAATTGAATAGAGTGGGTGTGGCATGGATGAAATTACCTAACGACATGTGGTGATATGTCTCCAGTACACTCTCTTCATCCTGACCGTGAATTCCGATAGCGACACGCATGAACATGTACTGTGGCGTTTCCATGAGCTTTCCATCCATTCTCTGCAAGTACGACTTCTCTAATGTTTTCAAACCAAAATAACCAAATGTGAAATCGCGGTCCGGGGCGATTATATCTTTTACACGATTAGCAACATCTACAACTTCATCGGTAATTATACCAGCTTTATTTAATTTTTTCATGGATGTATAGAAATTATTGGGGGCGATTTTTTGAATGTTACTCGCGATGATACGCGTCGCAAGAACTTCGTAATCGGTATCTTTCGTAATCATACCAATACAAATCTCAGCAGACAATGTATCTATTTCCTGTGTAGTTATACCCTCGTGCATAGACGAAAATACCTGCTGTGCAATCATGGATGCATCAACACCTGTAGAGAGATCGTATGGATCGCTCATGAGTTTTGTGATCCTGTTGGTGACCTTATCAAATTTTACGTCTTCAACATGACCGGAACGCTTGATAACTTTCATTTCTATCAATATAACTGTTCTATCTTTTAATTAACATTTGAAGTCTTCACTTCTAACAGGGACTGGTCCGACAGTCTCAGCGTATCTATTGGGCTGAAGAAAACTCGTATTCACATTGAACGGACCTTCAACACCTGGTTTGGAAATAGGTGGGTAAGACGCGATGAAGCAGTCGGGGGCTGTACATATGGGAGCCTTATCTCCACACGATTGGGTGGCATAGGCTTCGTCGAAGTCAGCAGCAGCTATCATTTATAATTTACGTATACTTTTTTTCCTGGATTATATTAAATGTGTGACAACAACTTATATTTGAATTCACTCAAACAGACCCAGACTCCCCTGAATACATTGTTCTTTTCACAGTTCAATCTCAATCTTCTCCAGAAAGCTATTCGTCAATCATTTAAGAATGATACGGGTGTGTCTATAGATTATCAAAATGAATCCGATTTATATACTATCATGCGCTCTGTGTTTATAAACAACGCAGGCAACCATGAAACGGGTGTAAATGAACAGGTTAAGTTCATGAACACTGTAGTGATAAGGACGGCACTCGCGCAAGTAAAATCCGGCGTTTCTCAATACATGGGATATATACGGGATATTAACACGATGGCGGTGCCCCCCATTGCGCCCGCTAATACGAGTACATTCGGTCTTAAGATGAATGTAAATGATAAGATTGGGATATAAAGGTTTGTTGCCTGTATAGAATAAGATGGCGTCACTCAACTATTATAAGACTGAAACCGAAAAAATATGTAAATCGAAGGGTTGGGATAGGGTGGAAATCAACACAGTGTGGCTTTTATTAACAGAGGAATTCGGGGAACTCGCGTCTGCTATACGTCAGTATAAGAAGACATTCAAAAAGTCCAATATAAAAAAGGAAAGGGGTGTTGATATTATGATGGAAATGGGTGACGTGTTTAGTTATCTATTTCAATTAGCACACATGCTAAACATTGACCTCGATAAGATGTGGACGGAGCATGGTAAAAAAATGACACATAAAAAATATATCTCGTGATAGTATAATATGAGTAAGTTTATGCTCAGTGATGAAAATTCCATGAATAAAGTTAATCCCTTTGTTCAGCACGGAATTTCGTTACCGGGTGCGGTAGGTCAGCATCATCAATATAATGAATTCAAACCCCCAGTAGAAACCGATACATTGATAAGACCAGATGATAAGCATATATGCGATTATGGAATTACGTCTGGTGATAAGGTTATTGATGCATGTCGTCCGTCTATTGTCAAATGCCAATTATCTAGACCCCTCCTTCCAGGGAGAAATATAGATATGGGTGTAGATGAAACAAAACCAGAATCGAGAGTAGTTACTACTGCTATTGCTGTAGTTAGAAATGTGGCTAAAAAGGTGAAGAAAATGAAAACACTTGATATAATTACGATATTATTGGTGGTTGCTATAATTCTTCTTCTATCATCCGTAAAACGGTGAATAATTTATCGACGCGGTGGATATTTCTACACGCGTGTATAACATCGGGAAACGTATAAGTACAAAAATCTTTCACAGCCTGTTTTTGCCAATTGCATCGAGTGTTTATGACGAACGGTATAAATGTAGGATCTATGATCTTGACTGAGTTCATGATTCGTATGATTGCGCGCATGTTGTTGTTTTCACATAGTACATTATCTAATTCGATCGATGCCATACGTCTTCTGGTGTCGATGGTTTTCTGTACCATGGTTTCAAGAAACTCTTCATATCTAATAGATTCACCCGTTGCGTCAATCTCCTGCCATTCACCCACAGCTTCAGCTTCAAAATAATCTGGGTAATTCACATACCCGCGACCTTCAACGTATCGTGTATACTTTATCTCTATAGACGATTTGTTATCCTCATTTATAAACACCCGTGCCTCTTTAACGTAAGAAGGCATACTTGCAGTCTGGTTTAAAGGCTAACTGTTTCTCTAAATTGTTTAAATATACCTTTTTCTTAACATCATGTCCTTCACATTCATGTTTGGATAATTGTATACATTTTGAACAGTACGCACCTTCGCAATATTTGCAATCTATGGGTATGCCACATTTCTTTTTACACTTCTGACACGGCATTATAATTATTCGATATTAAAATTATAACTTAAGTCGGTCGTGATAGAATGAAATATAAGTCAAAATGTTTTCATCGATTGCGAATAACACGTTTTCATATCTATTAACACAGGATGAATTTAGAAGTAAATACCCAGAGGATATACGACCGTCTCGTATAAAGTTAACAACGATCACGATGGTGTCATCCTTTTCGAAACCTATTAATGTTAATGAAATTAGGAGTGTGTTTGAAGAACTCAAAGATATAAATCTCCATCTGACGTCTACATCTAATCAGCCCATCACGTGGTATATAAAACCGACGACATTTTACAACCAAATCACATTAACCTATGACGATGGTCATAGTACCAAATCGATTAAAATTTTTCCAAACGGAAGTATTCAGGTTGCTGGATGTGAGGATATATTCAACTGCTCATATATTATAAAAGGTCTCGTATATATTCTTCAATCGTTCGATAAAGATATTGTACCACCGGCGAATACATTCAGGGTCGTGATGATAAATTCAAATTTCAGTTTAAACTATAACATCAATTTACTCAAAACAACTCAGCATTTCGAGAATTATTCAGATGTCTTTAAGGTGTCATTTGAACCCGATCGTTATTCGGCCGTTAAAATTAAATTTAAACCAGCAGAGGATATGAAAGAAATCACTACAAGTATTTTCGGTACAGGTAAAATTATTATCACTGGTGCCGAGACTCTAAAGGAGATTGTGTTCGCGTACAATATAATCAATGAACACATAAACGAGTGTCCTAGTATCAGGGTGTCTAAGGTTCAGGTACCGGATAATTTTGATCGATTTTTTGGGTATGATGTAGAGAAAGCACTCAGTAAAATTAAGGCACTTGAATTCAAAAGTTGGATAAACACGATAACAAATAGGCAAATTAATTTCTAATGTAATATAAATGTCTCAGCGACTCGGTATGGCCGATGGCAGATGTCACACAATCAATAACTCTTCCATGCTTTATGATAATTACTTAAAAGCACAACATGGTATCGCTCCCGAAAACAATTACGCTTTCCGTCAATTGCTTCAACAGAAGGGACCCGAACTCCATCAACCACCCCAACCCAAGGACGGACCGTGTGGAATGTGCGATTCCACAATGGATTTATCGGAAATTAACTGAGTAAAAACGATGAAAATATTCTCAAGGTGATCTGTATGGGCGATTCTCTAGATTGTACAACCTGTGCAATATGCCTCAATCCAGTCAGAGAAACAAGGCAAAATATACCTATAAGATGCGGGCACCTTTTTCACTCTCACTGCATAGAGGATTGGAAGGCCAGGGGTAAACAGACATGTCCAGTATGCAGGAAGATTTTTGATGGCGCTAATTTTAAAGTAAGCTTGAAAATCGAGAATATGATAAATCACACATCTTTTACAACGCCAGTAAATGAAGAATGTTATATATTCGACATACTCGATGTATTTTTTGATATTGACAACACAGATGAACTCGCTAGTTTACTTAGCGATTTTGGTGTGAGTGTGTCCAACCTTGATCCCGTTGTTCTTGACACAGAAGGATGAACAGTATTTATTATAATTTAGTCCAGGGTACTTCCTAGACGTTGTTCTAGGATCCGTTATTAACTTACCAGTCGCACCCACTACGAGTGGTCCCGTAGCCCATCCACGTTTATGACTGAAGAAATCTGCTTTGAATGTAATCACTATACCTGGTTTTAATATCGTAGCTGCACGTTTTACTCGAGATGTAGGTACTTTGAAAAACGCACTAATACTTTCATGCGTGTCACCCTTTTTTACTTTATATTCAGTTTTACTGTGTTGTTTATAAAAATGAAAATCTCCTTGACATAAATAGTTACCTTTCTTACATGTAGATACAACTAACATGATCTTATAATACGATGGTTTGCATTTAGTACCCGCCTTGACCATATACACCTTCTTGGGGTTATCCGCGACAACGAGTTTCGGTATTTTTCCACAGTTGACATATTTTCCAGAGTTCGACAGGTTAGCGCGCTCCCCTGGTTGGCTCTTCCACCCCCGATACATCTGGTAATCGTTCACCGCATATGCGTAACAATTATTGTTACCCACGCCAGTCTTCCCAGCCCACCTTTTCATGGTAAATGTATGCTCCGATCCACTCACAGGAGGGCGTCTACTCATTATATTATGTCAGAAAATAATCTTCGTACATAATAAATGATATCAAATATCGTCCAAGCCAAAAAAACAAAGGATGTTATCACAGAACTTCTTACATTTATTCTCGTGATACTTGTTACTACATTTGTTCTGCGTTACACGTGGAACAATTCGCTCAGTAAGCATATCACCGTGCTCAAACCACTGAATTCGTTCTTGGACGCTCTATTATTGTCTATTTCTATACAAGTCGTCAGAGGTATTTAAACCTCCTTGTACCCAACAACTCTTTCACCAGAAGGAGACATCATCGTAGGAAATCCTTCGACACCGGCACACTCTTGGCTATCGCAATCCACGAAAGTGAAAGGTTTGCCATTTTCCTTCATGTAATCCAACTGTTTACGAGTCCACCCACACCCCATGGTCCCGTATATAGTCCACCCACCGGGTGTTTCCGTTTTAGCCGCCGCAGCCTCGCTGGGTTTGGTGGGCTGAACGGATTTATTCATATTGTATAAAATTCCGGTATTAATCAAAACTAGGGCGACGATCGCAAACATTTATTATAGATATATATTTTATTTCTACACCAAATACAAGGATGACTACGATCGGTTCTAATATCAGGGCGAGACTCGAAAAGACATCGTGCGCGTCAGACTTAAACTCAGTGGAAAAGGTGGGTTCGGGTCAATACGGTGTTGTATACAAGGCTAAACTAAACGTGAGCAATCAGAGACGGTTTGCGATTAAGGAATCTGCTAACAATTTAAAAGCCGAATACAACTTAACAAAAAAATTTATAAGTATCGTCGGTAAAAACAAGGCTGCTGAAGTCTACGCGTACGAAATGTGTGACCGTACCAAGGATGGACGTCTCACGCGTATGTATTCAGAATACCTCGAGGGTAAAACACTCCTAAAGTTTTTACCCACACTAAAAAAGAATCCTGAAGCAATCAAGTCAATCGTAATACAAGTTTTGACCATTTTACGAACAATTAGTAAGACGCGTCCGGATTTCAGACATAATGATCTCCATCTCGATAATATTTACATAACCAATAATGGTACGAAAGTTAAAATTATTGACTTTGGTTTAGCTACAAACAAAGAAATCGTAAACCCAGAAATAAATAAAGCGAAAAACGGTGGTGAATCGTTACGAATGTATGGTATATTTAGGGGTAACCATATCATGTACGATACACATTTCTTCCTGAATTCATTACATTATTCTAGTACATATCTGGATGCTGAAACTATAAAATTTATAGAAGCAGTTTTACCCAAGATCTATTTAGGAAGTGTGTCAAGTGTGATAAGAGAAAACCGATTGCGACCAATACCACATACCAATTTGCCATCTTTTACTACTATATTCAAGCACCCGTATATATCCCAAGAAAAACCCGCAAATCGAGTCGGGAATTTTATAAACAGTATAAAAAAACCATCATCTAAAGTCAAGCGTATATCCAGACCTAAACCGGTAGCAATCCCAACGGCGACATCTATGAGCATGTCAGCGAAAATGCGTGCGGCTACTGCAGCATTTGCGAAGACTAAAGAAACCAAACAGAAACGACCTGGTGCTTCATCTAAAAAAATACCCGCATCACCGGAGAGCATGTCAGCTATAATGTCTAAGACTAAAGAAGCACCAAAGAAACGACCGGGCACTCCATCTAAAAAAATAACCCCACAACCCACATTAACCAAAACGAATGCGAAACCGATGTCAAAGACTAAGGTATCGAGTGCGTTTATAAACAATTTCATGAAAGATATGGCTCGCCCTAAATCAAATTTACGCAAATACAATATTTAAAGACGAAACTCGATCTTAATTAATGGAATGTTGTGACATTTGTTGTGAAAAAACAAACAATTCAAATCACAAAAAGGTTACATGCCCCTTTTGTGATTTAAAATCATGTAGAACGTGTAATCAAAAATACTTATTATCTATTATAGAAGACCCACATTGTATGGGTTGTAAACATGAACACACACGCGAGTTTGTTGATACGTACTGTTCAGAAAAATTTCGAAATAGAGATTTAAGACTTCACCGAGAAAGCGTCCTTTTCGAACGGGAAATGGCGTGTTTACCAGAAACACAACCATACGTTATACACGAATTGAAAATACGATCTTTGCGAGAGTCGTATGTGTATCTCGTTTATATACTTTCGCGTATAAACCTTTCACTAGATATTCCCCACGTGTATAAACAACCATTACGCGAAACTGTGAGAGACGCTATTCTTAAGATATATCATGATCTTCACTTACTTAATGATACCGATCCAGGAGTCGCAAATGTACCTTCTACCATACACAAGTGCCCGGGTGAAGAGTGTAGAGGGTTTCTAAACGATGATTGGTTTTGCGATGTATGCAAATGTACATTTTGCGAAAAGTGTCACACTACTGTCGGATTTAATCATAAATGTGATAGTGATACAGTTAAAACCGTGAAATTGTTAAAAAGGGAAACGAAACCGTGTCCGAAATGTAACGTTTCGATTTATAAAATTGAAGGGTGTTCACAGATGTGGTGTACACAGTGTCACGTCGCATTTCATTGGGGGTCTGGTAAAATAGAGACCGGTCGAATACACAACCCACACTATTTCGAATTCAAAATGCGTGGTAGAGAGCATGGAGATATACCGTGTGGGGGTAGGCCCTCATATCGTGAATTAAAAAAGATTGGCGCACCGCGTTGTATTTTAGAAATCGTACGGGAAGTTGATATTGTCGAACATGACATATTATATAGATATGGATTTATATACGAAGATAATAGATATTTGCGAATGCAATATATACTCAAGGAACTATCGGATCAGGGAATGCGACGAGAGTTACAGAGACGTGATAAATATAACACAAAAATAACTGATATAAGTGACATTTTTACGATGTATCGGGATACAGTTGGGGATCTGTTGCGTCAGTATATCATAGATATACACAGAGAGCATGAGATACTAATAGAACTGAATGAGTTAACTATTTATACGAACGGTGTTCTCGATAAAATACGACGACGGTATACGTGTCGTCGTCCCTATAATTTAATATTTAATGTTAATATATGATTGTGTATACAGTTCTAATAGTAATATTAATATGTATACTTCTCCGACCTATGTATCAGGAGCCACGTGTTCTACGTAATGTGTTCACTGATAAGGTATGTGACACGATTATAGAGTTAGCAAAACCAGGGATGAAACCATCAACGGTTTCTAGGGATGGATCGCTTGATTTGAAGGTGCGGAAGAGTGAAACCACTTGGTTAAAACCTTCAGATTCAGAACTTGTAAAACGTGTAATGGATAAATGTGTGTCCACGACAGATCGCCCATTTGCGAATGCTGAATATTTACAGGTTCTGAAATACACGCCGGGTGGTTTTTATAATCCACACCAGGATGCGTTCAACCTTAACGTAGAGAAGAACCCGCGATTGTACACGTGTATCATAGCACTCAATGACGACTATGAAGGAGGCGAAACAACATTTCCAAATATAGGAAAGGATTACAAATTGAATAAGGGTGATGTATTATTATTCAATACACTTAATGACTGGGGGCGTCCTACGGATAAAGCGTTACACGGAGGTAAATCAGTTATATCGGGTGATAAATGGATATGTAACCTATGGATACACAGATATCCATATAATAGCGAAACTAAGGATTAGTAAGTCTAATAAGATCTTTCCTATTTTTCATTTTCATAAATATAACTTCGTCAGCATTTCCACTCTTTATAACCATTACCGGGTCTTGGCATTTAGTTCCTTCCGTCTTATGTATCTCACATGCCAACTCTGTCCGTTGTGTGATATTCATATTTTGACTATACCCAATAAATGTTTTATCGATATTTCCCGTTTTATCGCGTGCATCGACGGTAACTTTTACACAGTAAGGTCCAAATTCACGACTTTCGACCCTGTCAATAGTCGGCGGAAATTCACACGCAGATGAATTCAAACGACGTTGACGAAATCGTTTCTTAAATAAATCAATTGGTGTGAGTAATACATTCGCTATGGAAAACATTATTATATATACAATGTATTTGTTTAAGTGAATTAATTTATAGGACACCTAACGTACCGGAAAAGAATGGATTTGTGCGTTTATATCTGCGTAGTATATGATGTGTGTCATATAATACAAAGAAGATGCCCCCGACAGGATTCGAACCCGCGACCGCTAGCTTACAAGGCTAGCGCTCTACCAACTGAGCTACAGGGGCGGGTATCCTTCCTACCTGATTCGAACAGGTGACAAATGGAACTACAGTCCATTGCTCTACCAACTGAGCTAAGGAAGGGTAAGCTCCCACCAAGACTTGAACTTGGGGCGGTGGATTCAAAGTCCACAGTGTTGACCAACTACACTATAGGAGCACGCCTATATTTAATATGTTGTATTTCTTTAAGTCTATGCAGTATCGACAAGTGTTCTATTAGTCATACTTTCACAAGCATCTTTCACACCTTTGATATATTCATCAATGTTATTGGTTTCTGGGTAAGTTGTTGCGATCCGATTGATTTCCGCATCTGTACATGTACCTTGTATCAAATCAACGAATACCTGCGCACTCTTTGAAACCGTCGAAGTCATAGTAGACCCCACCATTATATCGTCGGTAGAATCAGTTTCATCTACATCTTCGGTAGTTTGTGCTTCATCCCACCTTTTGCGGGATGACGCAGCCGATGAACACGCAGTTTGGAAGCCATTGGTATAAGCGACTTCTGGAGAATCACCCCCATAACTTACACTATTTGCCAGTGTCAAATAATCAAAGTCCGCTCCAAACTTTTCATCGCATTCAGCATTATCATATTCGGGTAAGTCTGTAGCCGGCATACTACCCTGTGCACTATCGTTAGCATCGTCAGCATCGTCTGATGAATTTTCTTGTTTTTCGAGCCATCTGTTAATTTTATCTAATTGAATACCAACATACAACTTGACTTTCACGTGAAACTCACTCGTCGGTTCCGTGAAATACAAACCGAAGGCGACCACTAAAGCAAGTATGGCTATTATGATAATGAATTTTATTAATGCTATTATCATTTATATACTGTAAATATTTAAATTTCAATTTCACCCCGATCAACCAACTTCTTACGATTAATCATGTGAAGACCTTCGACTTCAGATTTGTTTTGAGCTCCATATGGCACGGCATATCCTTCGTCAACCAACCACTTGTTCACATTAGTCCAGACCCCATCCTCAGAAACCCAAACTTCCCCTAGAACGCGACCAAACTTACCTCGCGAATCCGCCTCGGGGCATCTGAGTTCGATATCGATATCATCCTTTTCAGATGCGACAGCTTTCAGACACCATTCCTTGAGTTTCTTCTTCGCGAGTAGACCAAATTGCTTCTCAACCTTATCAGATGTACGTGACTCTGGAGTATCGATACCTAGAAGGCGAACGCGTTGTTTGGTACACACGTCAAACCCGAGATCGATATTAACGTCAATCGTATCACCGTCAACCACTTTAGCTATAGAAGATACGCGGTAAACGAAAGTACATGGTTCAACACTATAAGACATTGTATTTTATATTAAATCACATTCTTTAACTATTAACTTTTTTTCCACCATCATACGGATTCACGATACCCGATTCTAACATTATATCATTTACAGACTTTTTCGCCCATTTACTTTTATACACTGTCACGAGTGTACGTCCGTATTTATCATTCTTATCACATACAACCCATATCAGTCCATTTACTTTGTTATTGCAAATGAAAGGATTCCACCGCTTATAATATACACGGTCATCAAAGTCACATTCATGTCTAAGCATATCCCTCGCTAATTTGGCGTTGTAGATATGGTCACTTCGGTTATACACATTTAAACGCGGCACTACTTCGGGTGCGTCATACCCGAGTGTGCGAAATTTAAACTTTATAACCCGTCCGTGAAGTTTGATTACCGCATTAAACGTATCTCCATCATATACACTCGTAATTTTAGCATATCCTTCATACCCCTTCAAACTGAATACAGGTATCGAATCGTCGGCACCCGACAATGCCCGCTTTGCGAAACATGCCGACATTTATTTAAATATGGATAGTATCTTTAAACTTCTGGATTTACTCTATATTCCTGAGCCGCTACAAGTTCTTGCGAAGCCCGCCAATTGGCAGTAGCGCTTGATACGATACATTTTACCATTTCAAGTTTCTGATCGGGAGTGTAATTCATGTCGCTATATTCCTGATTAACGAACTCTGTCGCCCACATGAAGAATTCGCGAGCGGAATCGAACGCCTGTTGATGAAGTTGAGTGAAGGATGCGGTAACGTTGAAACTCATTTTAATATAATTTTCATATCAGCTGTATCGACTTAAGTTAAAAAATAGTTTTTACAAAGATAAGTTAGCTAAGGCACGTGCAAGTGTTTTGGGTCTTGTTTTGGGTCGTTTTTTTAGTTTTTTAACTGTCGATCCCATTGTCATCGTAAGTGTTGGTGGTGTGGTTGTATTTTTTTTAGTTGTACGTTTAGCCGCGATGTTTGCTACCAGTGTTGGGTTGTTTAGAAAAGCTGAACGACCAACCATATTTAAATTTACACCGCTAAACGTTTGTATATTCGCAGTTCCATTTAACAGTGCCGGAATCGCTTCTGCGAAGTCTAAGTGGAATGTCGTACAAACACCCCGAGTGTTATTCGCTTGTAAATCGGGACCAGTATAATATCTCGCGATCGTGTTATCGAACACGCCCCCAAACATCTTTTTCATATTTGGTAATATCCGGTTTCGGAATATACTCCCATATCCATTCCTATTCATGGCACGACTTCCATGAGGGTCAAATACCCATATACGTGGTTGTGGTCTACCCGTGTCCATTAACACGTTCACTGCATGTCCCGAATTTGGGTTATCACGCTTAGTGATGCTAATTAGAAAATAATGAATACTTCCCGCTGAAGCGTTGAGTCTGGAAATATTTGATCCGTTATTCTTAAATTCAAGGGTAGGTCTCTTACTTAATATCTGCGCCGACGTATTCGAGACAACTCCCTGATTTGTGCTATCACTGTATTCTAAAAACTTTACATTAATTCTCTTTCCTTCATGACGCACGTTCGACAAGCGTTTTCCTAATTCGTCAAGGTACCTAATATATCCCGGTCTCGTACATGCCATGCCGACACCCTGTGGTAGCTCAGGTAATATTGGTTGAACTTTTGAAGTTTTGACAATCTTTGAAGGACTGGGACTGAAGTTTATATTCGTCTGCTTATTCATTTGTTTACGCTTAGTGCTCATCTGATATATATGTAGAAAATTATCGCGTCTTTGTGATTTTTATTTGTGTATTACGCCCCGTGACACTCTTAGGGTCTATCCTGTTACCGTTCTGCTTCGGATTAAATGACTTTTTATGTTCAGCCCAATACTCCGGCGCACCAACCTTGAAATTTTTATGCATTTTTGCCTTGTACCAAAACACACAATCTTCAATTTTGTTCGACTTGGATGTATTATCTAAAACAATACATTCATAATTCTCCGTACACGCATCCATAACCTTGTTAAACATATCAAAAGTTGGAAAGATACCGAAAAATGATTTATATAGCTTTTCACGGTTCTGAATAATGTTTTCTCGGAGAATAAATACATAATCGACGTTTGCTCGAAGGGCTGGTGGTAAATCCATACAATACTGCATTGTTAACATGAAGAATATCTTCCAGTGGCGTCCGTTCATGAAACACTGTCGGATACACGTATCACGCATGAATTTGTTATCATACATACAATCATCTAAAAGTAAAAACGCGCCACAATTCTTTTTACCCGCACCCACCAATCTCCGCTGACGATCCATAACACGTTCAATCGCTTCCCTATCATAATCACCGTAGATGAACAAATCGGGGATATACTGCTGATAATAATGATTACCTTCCTCAGTAGCCGATAAAACTATCCCTGCTGGTAAATGTCTTTTGTGCCATAGAATATCCGTGACCAGTGTAGATTTACCTGTATTACGTTTACCTATGAATACAAGGACTTTGTCATCTGCAATTCCCGCGGGGTTGAATTTCCGTAGACGTAAATCCATCTATAATACCGCCCCGTTTTAATTCATAAAATTTTACTCACATGTAATAAGAATGGCAGGTCGCGCACAACTTGCTGTCACTGGTATCCAGGATCAATGGCTTACTGGAGAACCGCAATTCTCATATTTTGTCACCGTGTATAAACGGCATACACGCTTTTCAACCGAGGCGGTTGAGATACCGTTCACAGGTGAGTCTTCATTCGGGCGCTCTGTCGAATGTCATATACCAACGAACATCGGCGATCTTGTACGAGGTGTAACACTCAAGGTAAAACTCGGAAATCTATCTCCACATGTTTTAGATAGTGTTCCATATGAGAGGTATTATTACAATATACCACTTGGTAAAAGTATAATAAAGTACGCAGATTTGGTAATCGGTGGCCAAGTTATCGAGAGACTTACAGGGGATTATATCTATATGTATGACCAATTACACGGTAACAGGGATGATGTTAAACAAACGTTATATTACTTAAATGGTCATAATGAAACTTTAACCGTTACAGATGGTTATAATACATTCTATGTTAATCTCCCTTTCTACTTCCATAGGAACCCTAGTTTAGCGGTTCCCGTGTGTACACTCACGAAACAAACTGTAGAAGTTCGTATAACGTTCAGGGATTTAGATGATGATGTATCGTTTAAATATACGATACCATCAAATGGGCAGGTGACGAGAGAAAAAACCACTGAAGGTTCTATCAAGAGTGCCTCGCTCATAACTGATTTCTATTTCATCACAGAAGACGAGAAGAACTTTTTACGCACACGTCCGATGGAATACGTAATTACCCAATTACAGAAATCGACCGTGCAGTTTAAACCGGGAGAACTCAAAAAATCTGTGCTATTGAAATTCACAAACCCAGTGAAGGAACTCATGTTTCTCGCGAAGGAAGAAATTGGAAGTAATTTTAGTACAGAAGATCGTCTTCTCAACGCATCGTCAACAGACCAATCGTTTTCGAGTGTTTTGAAGGGGTGGATGATAGGTTCGGCTACCAACACAAAACGATCGGATCACCGGACAATTAAGAATATCGATTTCCAGTGTAACGGCGCAACTGTGTTCGATCATAGTGGCAAGTATCTCGCATATCAACAGGCGCTTCGGTATCATACCGGGTGTCCAGATCCCGCGTATGAATTCTATACATATTCATTCGCACTTAAACCAGAGGTCTATTACCCCACCGGACAACTCAACATGAGTCGTATTATCCATAAAAAATTGGACATAGAACTCGATACTATCCCAACCGCAACGTCAGGAGCGACGGTGGCTGATAAATCACGTAACATAAATGTCAGTGTGTACGCAGTTAACTATAACGTCTTACGCGTGGAGAGCGGATTAGCGGGTTTAAAATTTTAACATCTAATAATAGAAATGGCAGGTCGGGTCCAGCTTGCCATAACGGGTACCCAGGATGTATTTTTTACAGAAAATCCTGAGTATACACACTTTATAAAACAATTTAAAAAACATACAAATTTTGCCGTGTATGATGTAAAACACGATGTAAGGGGTGAAATCGCATACGGTAATACTGTAAAGTGTACTATACCAGTGGGTGCGGGTGATTTATTGAAAGGTGTACGGGTACACGTGGATCTCCCAGCTCTGAGTGCCTATAGAGGATATAATGAATCAATCGGACACGCGATCATTGATCATGTAGATTTAGTTATCGGAGGGCAACTCATACAACGTATCCCCCGCGATTGGTTACAGATATACAGTGAGCATTATATCACACAAACAAAACAAACGGCGTTATCAAAACTGATAGGTAAGTATCCCGAAGAAGACTCTGGTTTTGCGGTTGAATTCGGTGTTAATCCTATAAATGGGTACCTCGGAAATGCGACGACCCCTACAAAGTATATAGTGGATATACCGTTTTATTTCCATAACAACCCAGAATTGGCTATACCTCTATGCGCACTCACGAAACAAGAATGTGAAATTGAAATTAAACTGAGTGAAGTTACAGATTGTATTTACAGCGGTCATCTCGCATTTGACGAGGAATACAATCCAGCGGGAACGACATATACTATCACGGTAGCGGAGGTTAGTGAAGTGAACAAGTATCACATTAACGGGTTTGATAGACCTACGATTCGTATAAAACGAGGAAGTACGTATTTTTTCACGATTTTATCAGGTACAAATACTGCTCACCCTTTCAACATTTCTACGACGAGTGATGGAACACACGGGGGAGGTGCAGTATATGCAGACGCAGGTCTCGTTTTGACGAGCAGTGCGGACGCGGTCCCGTTAATATACTCGTTCACCGTACCGATGGATGCTCCAGACTACTTATATTATTATTGTGGTACCCACTCTGGAATGGGTGGTCAATTCAATATAATCAAACCTACATTAGATAAATCGAGTCTGAAAATTGATGACATATCTGTACACACGGAAATGGTACACTTAGATGAACTCGAACGAATTAAACTTCAATCTAATAAACAAGACTATATCATCACGCAACTTCAACGTAACATGTTCCAAATTCCCGTCGCCGCTACGGACGGACTCGATGAAACGAAGTGTAGACTCAACTTTACAAACCCCGTGAAAGAACTCTATTTCGTGATCATGAAGAAAAGTTCCGCGTCTAGATCGATTCACCCATTCGATTATGACCATCCTAAGCAGGTATACCCTCCCGCAGGCGAACCCGATGTACGATATACAAACTACGAAAACCTCGTAAGTTTAGAAATGACCCTCGATAACGAAGTCATTCTCGATAAAATTACAGGGAATGTCATAAACCTACGCGCCGTGCAGAGTGGCATTCACCACTCAAGAACGCAACTCTTCAGGAGATTTTATTCGTATAGTTTTGCTCTTGAACCTGAACGATGGTATCCGACAGGACAGAGAAATTTCAGTGTGATTAAAGATCAGAATATAAGTATGATTTTGAACAATGATATAGTCAATGACAGGGAACTTAGAGTTTACGCACTTAGTACTAATATATTAAGAATCCAAGATGGAACCGGACGAGTTATCTTCCCCAATGGTCAAATCGGCGATTGAAATTATTACACCAGTATTAGAAAGTGCCATAGTGTTATCCGGACACTACGCCAAGGCATGTGGTCGCGATACCATTCTCGCGAAAGATATGGAATATTGTATGAAATATTGCGCCATGCATACAGTGGGACAGCAAATCGGGACTTATTGCCCCGAATTATATAACAGTGACGATTCAGGGGAGGACGATATCTCTATAGATGATGAAATTGACGAATCCGTGTTTGAACCTTATTCAGGGGATGATGAAAGATTTACGAAAATAAATGACGCATATGACGCATGGGATGGGTGGTCCCCATCCAATCCGTCAGAAGAAATGATAAAAAATGCTATCGATAGTAATGGAAGCATGCTCCGCACCTGAAGGTTGGACAGACTCTAAATATAAACAGCTCGACTCAGACTCGGATTCAGACTCAGATACAGATACAGATTCAGATAAACCTGACACTATCAGGGGATATCAACAAGAGAAATATAAAAAAATATTGTTTGTAGAAGATTTGATACCAGAATAAAAAATATATGTATAATATAAAATGCCTCTCGACGCCGCCGCTGATACACTTATCGCCATCTCCCGCGAACTCGAGACTCAGTCTCTCAACTCGGTTGTGGCTGGTTTCTCCTTCGCCGCCGCCCTGTCCTGGATGGACCTGGTCCGATGGACTATCCATCAGGTTGTCAAGGTTCAAAAGAACGGTGGTATGAACTACACACTGACAGCTCTCTTCACAACGCTTCTTTCCGTCATCGTCTACATGGTGATCTCGCGCATCTCCAAGCGTGTCGTGAAGCCCAAGTCTCCTACGTACGCGATCACTCGCTAATTCGTCTGGGTTTGGTAAGTATAATAAAAAACATACCAGTGATAACTATTAGAAATATATAGATGAAACCATTCCACCTATTCGGATCTTCAAATTCGGGTATACGCATAGGTGGGGGTAGCGAAACGTCCATTTCGTCCTTTTTCACGATAGGCATAACTGATAGTTTATCGCGAGAACATTCAATAGATAGTTTAATGATATGATTAGCGTTCCTGAAATCATACGGTATGAGTTGATTATTACTACTGTAAAAGAACTGAACACGTAACTTTGATATACTAGCTTGTGTCCCTGTATCAAAATTATGCTCAACTACATCATCTTTTCCCGAATAGTTAATCACGTCGCCACACATCAGTATCCTACCAGTATAAAAGGGTGTATCAGAATAAACAGTTTTATTAAATTCTTCAGATCCACTACTGAGCTTTAATATAAGCGCATCTGGTCCTTGTAAATTTATACTTCCTGATGTAATCACCGTACTAATCGACGCAACATTGCTCGGTGGGAAACCTAATATATCATGTGGTGTTGTATACCCGGCCGTAGCATTCGCAAACCCGTTCGTTCCACCATAGAAATCAAATCGAAACTCGTCACTCCCCGCGTCGAATTTGAGTGTATTATCATTGGAATCATATACGACGGTCACAGGTTCACCCACTGCGGTCGTGAGTTTCGTTGCGAGTTCTGTTGCCAACGTGGTACCTTTGTAGTTTCCGTTATCTAGTGTAACAGTAGCCACAGTAGTGTCTGTCGTATTTGTTACAGTGAACGTATTGTTACGATCGTTAATTAACAATTGACTCGCATGAATTCGAGCAGAAGCGAGTGAAATTTTTCTGATATCGTAAATTGGATTTTTAAGTTCTATAACGTAATCACCTGGGTCTGGGTATATCGTAGGATCGCGTTCACTACTATCTATATCTAACGTGTATACGCTCATTAAAATATATGGATAATATTTTAATGGGTGTTGTTACTCAATAATTATTTATTTACATTGTTTGCTGAGCTATCGGGTTGTTCTGAAGCTGTTGCTTCGCGAAGCCTAAACTGTGATCCGTGGAACGAGGGTTTATGTTCCCCTTGTATGCGTTAAATTTATAGTACATGTCATTTTTGTATTGTTGTGTCCATCCTCCACTCATGGGACCCGTGCGTCCATCGACACGAGTCGTATCAGCTCGCATCGATGTAGGTAATCCACCCTGATTGAGAGCACCTGCGCGAACATTCATGCGACCAGCATTACCCATACGGTTCGCTTTACCGCGACGATCATCGGGTCTGAAACCATACTTAGATAATTCTTCGACCGTGTGACTTGTACCAACTGTTCGCGCTTCACCAATCTGAACACCGGGCGACGCGAGATAACCATGCGCGAAAGTCGACACACCAGGTTGCACTTGGTTATTAAATCCATATTGTTCAACGTTACCATCCTTCTTGTTTCGTGTGGGATCTTGTGCGATTTTCATACCGGATACAACTCGTTTAGCACCAGGGAAATTGAGTGTATCATCACGCGCGCCAGTTTGAGAACGATTGGTCAAACGCTTCCCATTTACGTGCTCACCTCGTGTCACGTGCCCGTCAAACCCCTGCGCCCTACCACCAGCAACGGGGCGTCGCTCGGGAAGGAATGCGGTCTTCTCAGGTCGGTTATTTGCTATGTCGCCCATCTTACCGCGACGTCCACCAAACACGTCATGCGCCGGACCACTTCTACCAGGTAGAGTTGTGAGGCGATGCGCTCCTACATTTTCAGGGTTCACACGTACAATCTGCTGGAACCCACCCGCAGCTGCAACTTCCGGTCCGACCGCAATACCGGGACCGACATATTGTTTTTCGATGGGAGAAAGGTTATTCATACGACCATTATCGAACATACGCTCACGCATTTCCAAAACACCTTCTCCACTCGTTCTTGTATTGGGTACGATATCCGCAAAATTATTTGTTTCAATTTTAGAATCGGGAAGATTGTCAAGACCAATTGGACGAGGGGCAGCTATATTGGGAACTTCTTCCTGAATATAAATAGAAGGTTGAACCCTTTCTGACACAATCTCATACTTTTCAGCTTTCTGGGTACTCAATTTTTTTCCCATGTACGCTAATCCGGCTATAGCTATTATAGAAATAGGATCTGCCATTCTTATTTCTTATAAATATTTTTATTTAGTGGGATATCTCGTCACAAACATAGCATTTTGTGTATCCGCGCGAGTGCTTTCGGGTTCGTATGCCATCGAAGGTATTGGAAGTTTGCAACTCATATCTTGAAGAGGGAATAAATTTCTTTCGTGTGTTTTTGTGAGTATTTTACCAAATCGACTCGTAGACTGGGGGCGCAACTGGTCACTCGTTTCAATATATTGAGCAGGAGCGCCTTTACCCGCCATGTAAGGCGACGTTCCGTAAAGCATCGTGTTGGGTCTTGAAGATCCGTAATTCAGTGTACTGGGCTGAGGATAAACAAAAACTTCATCAGTCGCACACGTCGAAGGCCTCGCGGGATTTTCAACTAAATTCATACCTGGCTGGAGTTGGTATGCCATTTATTATTACGTGAGAAAATTAAGTTGAATGCCCAGCCGACAAACCTGAACCTCTAGTCATACCACTCCGTTTATCGTCATTAGCATCCAACCCACCAAAAGCTTCCAATTGAACACCACGCGCATCCGGGCTACATAAAGAACCATCTGTCCTACATGTCTGACCATTTTTGTCGCCATATAGCCATTCGGCAAATGCGGTTTGGTCACCGGGAATATTTGTTACAGCTGTTGAAACAAATTGCCGAGAATAAGCATTGCGCTGCTGTTCCGGCATGGGGGACCGAGATTTTTGAGCACCGTATGGAATACGACCCGATAACATTTTATTCACATCATCTCGTACAGTATCATAGTTACAAGCAGACGGTCTATCCGGGCGCCCATCAAAATCAGACATGAGTACATTTGCCATAGGGTTGTCCTCTGTTGGTAACTGACATGCGGTTTCGTATCCTTCACTCACTGACATTGAATGCGCCTCTCCATCCTTTATCATATTAGACATTTCCATAACATAAAGAACACCCAGTGACATCCCGCCTAATATAAATACACGTGTATCACGTCTTATAAGATATAAGATACACGTAGCATAAATAACAAACCGGGCTGTAGCATTTACACGTTCTTCTGATGTATGTAATTTAGTTGGCCAGAATTCGGTGACCTTATCAGCTCTTACAATTTCTTTTGGGTCAATAAACAATGACGCCATTTATATTATATGGTTTTATTTTTTCAACATACCGCCGAGAAGTCCCTGCATAGATTGCATGAGTTTAGCTTCGTCGAAATCAGTCTCCCCATCTTCACCCTGCATCTTATCCGCACACTGCTTGGCAACCTTTTCGATCATACTGAGAGTTTCAGATGGAATGGACGTAATCGTCATACCGAGCATGTAGAGCGTCTGTAGATATTGCCAGATGGCACTACGGGTGCCTTCAGACGCTTTCGGCCAACATGTCTGAAGGTTAATATCTTTTAGGAAATCAATCGTACACGCATTCTCAATAAAAAAGGACTCGTCTCTCGAATTGATTTTTTCAACATGGGGTCCCACATTGGCCATAAAGCCATCGACGATGAGTCGTCCATTGGCACCGCGCATGAGTTCAAACGCGGCCATGTATTTTTTTAACCCCTTTTCTTCTGGAAATGTCGTATGCAATTCCATAAGAAATTGTCCCATCATGTCATTAAATGCAGTGATGGAGGTCATGTTATATATACTATACGAGATTAATCTTTAAGTGAATCAGAATGGGTCGGATGATATAGTTTCGCGCTTACCGAGACCATTCGATATGATAAAATATACTAAAATACCCACGAGTGCTGCGGGTTTTGCGTACGCGCTCGTCGTGAGGGTTCCTTCGTCATTGAGGCGACTTTTTCCATGTATGTACAAAGCAGTTACTCCTGCGGCGATCAACGCCGCGGATGCGGGTTCTCTAAGGTACTCGTCCATATTTAATAACCAAGTTTTTTAGTTCGGGTATCTGCTGCGTCGGAAAATAAGTCTTCGGGTTCCTGTTCCTGTTGGGGTGGGGGTGGGGCCCTGGTACGGATCGTTTTAAATTCATTTTGAAAGGGGGTGGATGGCTCTTCTGCTGGTATTTCAGCCTGAAGAGTATCATCACGAGCATCATCCATAAGTGTATCAGTGTGGGGTATTTCTCCCCCAAGTTGTTCTTGCTCCATCGGCGGTAATCCCTCTTCTCCCATGGACTCCTGTGGTTCACTTTCGTCATATTCACCGATATCATCCGGTTGGAGGTCTGCGTCTTGACCCTCTATGAACTCGTCATCACCTGCTGACATGTACGTTTGTAGAATCTGTTGAACCGGAATTAATTCTTTCACAGTATTTTCAACGCATAAGTTAAACCTGTCATACAATTTATCATTCCGAGTGTGTTCGGATTGTGTGTCACTGAAGATATACGGATCCTTGTAAAGGTCTTTAGCAGCGTTTTTATAGCACGTGTGAATGAACACTTCATTGGTGGGCAATTTAACAGCCATTTTTTTCGAAATCGCACTCAAACGGACGGCTGAGAGAATTTTAACAGAACTCACAAAGACTGCCGCTACCAAATCCTTAAACCACGCACAGCGATCGGCAATATTATCCGTGTGTTGTTTCGCCATGGTTTCACTCCATTCGGGTACATCTTTCAAAAGTTTCTGAAACATGACAAGAACTTTACGACCCTTGGAAATTGTATGTGCTTCTTGATACATGGCATCGAAAGTGTCTATCATCACTGGGCATATAAGAATAGAGAGCTGTTCGAGATATTCGCGTTTGGCTTCGACCAAAATGTTCAAGTTGTCCATTTATGATTATATGAACTTTTTTTATCAGGCGTTTCGCGCATCTCGCCTGTACTGATTCGCTGCCTTTTTTAAATTCATCAGCGTAGGAAACTCATCGCTCGTAGAAGTCGATACCTTGACGTCCTTTTTAATTTTCCACGTTATTTGAAATTCGAAACTACCTACTATTACAACATCAAACCCGGCCATTTCCAATTGTCGCTTAATGTATGATGTTGCCTTTACCCTGTCGTACATAGGATACCCCACAATAAATATAGGTATTTCTACTATCGCGTACTTATTACCGGTTTCAACAGCGCGGCGTATTTTACGCGTAGTTCGTTTGTATAATTCCACGTATGTTTCCTTTTTCATACGGTTTCGATGGTTGACAATATGTGAAATCTCATCAACGTTTATCATTATAATTACTCCGACTATATTTTGATTGATTCTAACTCACTCTTCCTGATATCGTCGTAATGAATATATTCAGATCCTCTAATCGCACTTTCGAAGGGTGTTTTATCCGGAGGTTCATTTATATTCATGGGCTGTGATTGGATTCCAGTAACACGGACATTTCCAGATACGAGTATGACATTAGATGTAATAGAAAAACCAAATGAATATCCACCAATTTTTACACACATGAACATGCACTGATATAACGTGTGGTTCTTCGTTTTGTGTTTATACTGCTTGATAGCCGTAGTTTCGATGATGTAATTATTTATACCCGCCTTGTCGCGTATATACTTATTTGTTACGAGCACCAATTTCTCTACTATATCATTACTCAACTCTATCTTACCAACTTCTCTATATTCACTAATGTTAGGTGCTGGGTCATCGAATAAAACTCTATGAATAGGCTTCGTAGTGTCAGTGTATGTATATTTTTCCCCCCTAGGTTCACATATCAGGTAAACTAGTATTAATAACAATATGATATTATACATTAATATAGATTACAAAAAAAATCGTGCGTTATTGTTCATATTTTTTTGGTATTTTACATTAGATGTCCCTTTTAGTATACAGTCCCCAATGCAAGCATAGTGTTGAGGTTATAAATTTTATAAAAAAACATCAGCAGCTACAGCAGATTGTACAGTATCATAATGTCACTATAGCGGGGATTCCACCCGAGTTCAGGTCTAAAATTACACGCGTTCCTACGATGTTAACAAAAAATGGCAAAATTCTAGTTGGGAAGGAAATACACAATTGGCTGGAATCACTCCTACCTGTACAGGAACTAGAGACGTGTGGATTTGGGGGTATAGGTTCATCCACGCTGGAAGGTGAATCTACACAAGATATGTTCGGTCTCGACGATTATGGTATTTCTCTACAACCGGCAATGACCCCAGAATTAGAAGCTAAAATAAGTCGCAAGGTTGACGATAGTGCATATAGTGACATAAAGGAATAATACGCGATTAATCGAGTATGAAACTTGTCACCGTACAAGCCGCGGCTATCAAGTCTACATTTGAAGTTCTTAAAGATATATTAAACGATGTAAATATATACTTCAAACCTGACGGTGTATATATTGTAACATTAGACACGGCAAGAACGTCTCTCATTGATATGTACCTTCCAGCAGGAAACTTTGAAGAGTATATATGCGAGCATGATGTAGACTGTGGTGTTAACATGACCAACATGTACAAACTACTCAAAACTATTACAGTGAACGATGTTCTTGTGATATCTATAAATTCAAAGGAATTTATGAATATCGAAATTCATAGCGAACAAAAGAAAACATCTACAAAGTTCGCTCTCAAACTACTCGATATCAACGAAAATCAAATAGAAGTTCCCGAGATGCACATGACCATAAACACACCGATGCCATCTGTTGATTTCCAGAGAATTTGTAGAGATATGTCTAATATTGGAGATGAAATCGAAATTTCGAGAGGTGGACATGTATTACGTTTACTGTGCAGGGGTGATTTCGCTGACCAGGAAACGGAAATTCAATGCGTTGATGAATGTTCCCCAATGTCTGGTACATATTCCCTTCGATACATGAATATATTTACAAAAGCTACAAGTATGTGCTCTACCGTACAGATTATGCAGGAAGAGCATAACCGATTTCTGATCTTAAAGTATAACGTGGCAAATTTGGGAGATCTTAACTTTTACTTAGCGACTAAGGTAGTTGAAGATCAGTGAGGTCTCCTTCGCAAGTGTCAACTATTTTTATAGCACCAATACAATTTTTAATTTTAATTTTAGGGAATATACATTTCAATACGTTTCTGTCAAAATAAAACATATGACGGATTTTAATCTTCTCACCGTAAAAATCTGAATATGGTCCCGCATACCTTCTGATTTTTTCGAGTATATCTTTTACCGGTTTACCATCGGACCCCAACAATTGCGCGTTCACGAGTGGGATATGGAACGACATTCTATTCATTTTTTTAGGAGGCCATACATAATCTACATTATATGTCATGTATTTATAAATTTTATTATTGTACCAATATTTTACACGTATAATAATTTCATCGACCGCATCGGGGGGTTTTGGAATTTTTGTATTCATATCCAATGAAGCCATATAATATTCTGTATGCGGTTCAATTTCACTACGTTCATTTTCCCAAAAGGGGTCATCCGTTTCGTATTTTGCGTCGTGATTAACACGATATTCAATCTGTCTACTAACAACTGTGAAATCATGCTTATGAAAAAAGAATTTAACGATGCTATTAAATATGTAGATTGTGTTAATTAAAAACGAACGAAGTATTTTCACCATTGGTATACATGGAAGGTAACTTTTTAAGTAGGTATAATAAGAGAATAAATGATTGGGTTGATAAAATAAACGACAATCCATCAGATAAAAAGATACACGAACGTGAAATGTCTGATTATATTGCTAGATGTATGCCATTCATTCAGCAGTATATCGAAGACGATAAACCAAATAAGGTAAACACCGATAACGTTTTCAAATGTAAAGAGACGACCGGTTTACAAAAGAAAGATATTTACACGAATTATCTTATAGATGTAGAAAAGAAAACATTAGATAGAACAATTGAACGCGCGGGTCGCGACGAGTGTCCTCGATGTCCGGATAGTAACGTTTTTCATTTCCATGATACGAGTGAATTAGTATGTGATTCGTGTGGTTGTATACTCGAGGTTCTCATCAGTGAAGAACTCACGTATAAAGAAGAGCAGGAAACATCTGAAAAGGTTGTCAATTATTCATATAAACGAGATAATCATTTCAATGAATGGTTGTCACAGTTTCAGGCTCAGGAAATGACTACTATACCTAAAGAGGTGATAGAGCAATTACGCAACGAGTTTAAGAAAATGAAGATTAAAACGCTAACCGAAATCACACACCCAAAGGTACGCGGCTTGTTAAAAAAGTTGAAACTTAACAAGTATTACGAGCATGTACCATACATTACGAATATATTGAGTGGATCAACACCACCTAAAATGCCAGTTCAACTCGAAGAACAATTACGAATGATGTTCAAAGATATTCAAAAACCATTCGATGATAATTGTCCAATAGAACGCAAAAACTTTTTGAGTTATTCGTATGTTTTATATAAATTTTGTGAATTATTGAGCGAAGATTCATATCTAAAACATTTTCCATTATTAAAATCAAAAGAGAAACTACATCAACAGGATGTTATATGGAAAAATATATGCAAAGACCTACATTGGGAATTTATACCCACAATCTAAGATGCGAGAACGCGAATGACTTCCGTTTCCGAACCCTGTGACGGTGGAAAGTTGACCAGATACGCCTCATCTAGGTTCAAAAGTTTTAGGTAATTCTGTGCCTGTGAGATCATGACATCAGTTATATTTTTGACAGTTTTAAGCTCAACGACTGTTGTTCTATTTATGATTATATCGGCTCGGAGATTACCTATAGTGTGACCTCGGAATACAATTGGGATTATACGTTCAGATTCATACGCTATACCATTTTCCCTTAGAATAACTTCGATCGCGTTATGATATACACGCTCACTGAAACCAGGTCCCAGTGTATCGTATATTTCTTTTACGTACTCTTGTATCATATACATACACATATACCATCTTCTTTATACACTTAAAGATATATGTCATATATTGAATGTGGCGTAGCCACACCGTTATACATGATGACTAATCAATAGTCAGACTGCACCGTTCTTATAGCTCAGTTGGTTAGAGCGTGGTGCTTATAACGCCAAGGTCACGGGTTCGAGCCCCGTTTGGAACATATTTTAGATACATGTAGTTTGTGTATGTAAAATATGCGAAATTTATAGATGTAAAAAAACTTGTATATCTTCAGATGGAGAATAGTTTATATACTATGAACTTATCAGAAGACAGTGATGGAATGGTTCCAATCGACGCGGGTTCACGCTCCACGGCATTCGTGTCGGAAGACCCCGAAAAAAATGTGAGTGAATATAAAGATAATATGGATTCTACGCCGATTTCCGATGTAATGATGAATACACAAGAGCAGCCGTTCGAATCATCTCTCATGGGCAATGACCCGAGGGCTATTCAGATGGCGCATCAGCAGGTGATGATGGCGCCTCAGCCCGCACAGATGGCTGCCTCAAACGAGAAAGCTCAATCGGAAAAGAAAAACAAGAACCCGTTCGATCTTACGGATGACCAGCTCGAAGCTCTCATCGTCGTTTTGGCAACCGGTGTTGCTGTCAGCAAACCGATTCAAGAAAAACTCGCGAGTTCCGTGCCTAAGTTTTTAAATGCTCAGGGAAACAGGAGTCTTATCGGTCTGGGGTCCACGGGTGCCGTCGCTGCCATTGTTTTCTATATCGCTCGTAAATATTTTTAATACATATCAAGTACACGACCCCTCGTTAAGAGGTGGGTTACTCCTAATCCAAAAATTAACGCGATCATCGTTGCTAGTGTAGGTAACCACGCGTCTTCCGCGCCCGCCCTACCGAGTTTTTCATAACCTTGTTTTAACTTTTGCCATTTAATGCCTTCAGTTAGAGTGACCAACGACAATATAGCAATTACTAGTGTCATCACAACACTAACCCCCGTCAAACTTATGAGTAAACTCGTATTCGCCAAATACCAAATCATGAATGGAATTATAGCAGTCAAAATGGTCATGTTTACCGAATAATGCATCGGAAAACGTGTGATGAAAGTCCCCGCGATGATGATAAACCACATAAAAAGACCACCAGCTATCCTGGACATACCGGGTTGTTTGAGATTGAATTCTGTCATATATATATAACAAATATTATTTATCTACTATCTGTTTACCACAGAAAGGGGTAACTTCGTCTATGTTTTTGTATATACCTATACCGATCGCTTGATTTTTCAAATTCGTGTAATTGTCCCAAAAGTCAGTACTATGTGAATACTCTGTGACGGTACAATGTGTGAGTTCATGAAGGAGTACATGGAAGACTTGATTCACCGTACCATCAATGCAAATACCTATTTCGGCACCTTTATTCGAATTATATCCTATACCGGTTAAAAATGATCCCCTGTGTGCTATTAATGGCACTTCCTTGTGTAACATTCTAAATTTTTCATCATCGTTTGTTATCAAATGTTCCCTGAATATTTTATATTTTTCCTTGACTTCTACTAACGTCGGATCATCCCGGAAATTTAAAAATATCGCAGTACTACTCATTAATAATACAATCAGCGCTATCATTTCTATATACAAATATAAATTTACTGTATAATTCAGATATTTGATTACCCTTGAGGGATTTCCATTTTTTCATATAAAATCCATTATTCTCCATGTGTGTGATGAGTATATCCTTATGTGCGAGGGGTTCGGATTTAGGGCCATCGGCGTAATACGGTGTATCGGTTAAATGTACAAATAATTTTTCGCCAAAATCACCATTACTCGTATTCTTTAGTTTAAAAAAGTTGCCATGTGAATCCTGTAGAGGTGTTTTAAATATGATCCGTTCTGAATCGGGGATGATACCTATAAACACACCACCAGGTCTCATGCGTTTTTTTATTTCTCTCATAGTGGACATGAAAAGATCTCGCGTTTGAAAAATATAGTGAAGCGCAAAATTATAGCATATGACGTCGTATTTTCTATTCGGACACGCGTGTATATCTCCGTGATAAAAATTGACACGTATTTTCATGGTTTTCGCACGTCCCTGTGCCTCTGCTAATGCCTCTGAATTAGGTTCGCACATGTTAATATTTACACCCACATTACGCCATTTTTGAAGATCACCACCGAACCCGCACCCTACATCTAGGATACTATCCCCCTTTTGACACACACTCTCAATGAGCGCGCGCTTCTCATCGTTATGTAACCGTCTCAAATCTTCCATGATATTAGTAGCTTATAAAACTTTAATTATAATACCAACTTAAGTTACATGGCTTAAAGTTTACGAATGTACGTAGTATACAATGTCTCTAGAGCAAGATTATACCACCGTTCCCGGGCAATTGTTCGCGTGTATGTCTGTCGTTGGCCCAGAAGCACCTCAAAAGAATGACCAATTCGGGGTTAAGATTAGAGGAGCTTTTTCCACGCGCGACGAAGCTGCCAATCATGCTAAGCGTCTCCAAAAAGAAGATCCTACGTTTGATATCTACGTCGTTGACATGTATAAATGGCTTCTCATCCCTCCCGACCCGTCTAAGATTGAAGATGCGCATTACACGAACGCCAAACTCGAAGAACTCATGACCGGATACAGGGAGAACCAGGCAATGGCTGCGCAGATGTTCAATGAGCGTAAAACTGATATGATGGGTATTAAGAATACCGATGGTACGGAAAACTTTCACAAACCCGGTGATGTGAATTCCCAATATTACAATAAGGTCGATGAAGCTCCTCTTAGTCACCCAGGTGAAGTTATCGAGCGCCTGAAGCGCGAAAAACCCGACGCGTCCATGGAAGAGTTGGTAAAGGAAGCTGATTTGATCGTCGCAGCTGAAGTTAAGGAACGACAAAAAGCACGGGACCTCGCCATGAAGGCGATGTCTCCTTCTACGATTGACGAAGAACCTGAAGAGTCGGAAACCAATGCAGAAATTACAGAAAGTGTAGACACTGGCGAAGAAGTGGAATCTAAATCTGTATAGAAAAAACTTTTTTAATATGACATACTCCTTGGTGTCTCGGAAAATAAATAAAATAGTTCACACTATAAAAAAAATAATTCAAAACTGAAATCGGATGAGGGAGCATATATAGAAAAATAAATTATAACACTTTTCATATTATTAAAATATCCACTTTTAATAACATGGACATCGGATACATATCCACATATAAAAAACCTAGTCACAATTTATCAGTCACGAATATAATTGATACATACGACGAAGAAAAGTTAGCGTCTAAAATAATTGTAGAGGGGGGTGTTGAAACCCACACTACGATCACTAGTCGAGGTAAAGATGCGTTATACGATTCTACACACCCTATCATTGAAGTAGGGGGGATGTCACCCGTGGCGAAGGATAACTGGTTGCATAGTTTTTCCCATAAAGAAACCTAATATAAACGCGGCAAAAATAACAATATAAGCAGACTTGTCGAGTGAAGCTAGGAAATCAGACGCCTTACCTGCCGGTGGCATGTGGGACGGGTGTTGTACATATTGTACAGGAGGGGGGTGGTAATAATACTGTTCTTCATGATTATGTTGAGGTATATGATTAATTAAAGGCTCACTATCGTCAGGTTCTTTATTGATAACTTGTGGATTGTATTCAATTGGATTTCCTAATTCAGTTTCCATATATGTATACTAATACACTTCTCTTTTAAGCTTCACATTCATCACCTGACGTATCATCGTCATCCACGACGAAATTTTTCAAGTTCCCGTCCTCATCTTCCTCACTATCGTCATCACACTCTTCATCCGTTTCAGATTCACATAAATCTTCATCTGATACGTCGTAATCAGTGTCATGATCGCTCTCACCAAAATCATCTATACATACATGTTCAGTAGGTTTCATACGATCGGGTGCCTTTGAAACCCTCGACGAACGTCGAATAATAGGCTGGTCGGTCATTATAATTTAAAAGTGTGCGTTTCTTTTAAATGTATTTAGGTGTAAAATCAACCCTTTGATTAAATGCCACTTTAATAAGTACTTGTTCAAACTCGTACCCTATACGATGTGATATACCTGCGAGGTTGTTCATTATATCCGCGTCTATGTGTGATAGATCATTGAGATTTTTCAGCGCCTTTTCGAGATACAGTTGTGAAAACTTGACTTGCGTCCTGTATTCTTTCGCTATCTGAATTAACGCCAAAAATGTTTTATACGTTACTTCATCTACACCGGAATATATATGCGTTTCCTTTATAACACGGTTTAGATCATCTAGAGATGTATCGGTCTTTGTTATTTTCGATATGATATATGCGAGTGTACCTAATAGTAGTAAAACTAACATCTACAATAATCCAATTATTTTATCTGATAATTTATGCTCACGTGATTTACATGCACACACCTGCACAATTTTATCCTTGGAAATTTTAAACTGTATATTCATTTTTTTACATATCGAACATTTCAAGTCCGTGTTTACCAATTGGATGTTTTTAGTTTTTTTCGTAACACTTTTCACTCGTATATTTTCATTCTGTACCATGTGTTTGTTGATGAAAACTTGTAATTTTTCGCTACACTCTATAGGTGATTCCTTTTTTTCTTCCGGACACGGGGTACACACATTCTGTGGTATTGAAAACATTGGAGGTGTATACCCCTTAGGATACAATTGGTCGAAAATTTTGGTCGGAAGTGTATGCTTTCTACCGTAGAAATCTTTACAAAACCCATACCGCCGCCCTTTCATCGTTTCACACGTACAGAAACACTTTTGTATGATCACATGTCCTTCAATACGAAACCATACGTGATTTGACCCGTGGTCTCTTTGAAGATTTTCACAATATTTAGACGTGGTTGATATGAGGTATGAATTCTTATCGCTGAACATTTTCGTGATGAGCGCACACCCCTGGCCATCCATATTTTTCTGAATAAAAAGTTCAACGTCTCGAGTCACCGCTTCATTTTGAAAAATGTTTTTAGTTTCTTTTAATGTGAACGAACCTTCATCTCGCGTTGATCCTTCAACTATCACAACCTCTGTATTCTCCGTTCGAAGTGTTGCCATGTGCATAATTTCTACACTTGGCTCTCGATCAAAAACGTGTGAAAGTTTACCATTTTCGTGTGTATAGTTGAGTACAGGTATATATTCTCCTTGATATTCACCCTTTACATATTTATGTGCCCACGGCATACGAAATCCACTCCCTTTCACGTTTCGTTTCCCACCACCGTATACCGCAGTATCGACAATATCACCCCACGGTTTCCCGGGAAACATGAGTGATAACGATGAAACGATATGTGAATGTAACGCCATCGCGGAACTGTGATCGACTACGAATCCCGGCCAATTCATGTGAATTCCGTATTTGATTGTATCGCCGTGTGGTTTTGGTTCTGCGACGGAAACGAGAACATCTTTCCCACCAAAATGGGTCACCCGATCGCATATTGTTTGTACATATTCCTTTAACCGATCGAATGGTATATCTTCATCATCTTTATAATCTAAATCGACGAAAAAGTTATACGTATCCGTCTTTTGTTCAACGACGCACACTTTCTCACCAGACTTGACAGCCTTTACATATTCGCCATAAAATTCATTCAACCTATCAAAAGGAACAGATAGACGGCCACCGTCCATGAGCACATGTGATAGATTGGAGCTATTCGAAAACCCCTGTTTTCGACACCATGATCTAAACATACTTATTTGTATGTCGTGTTATTTTTTTAATACTCTTCTTCGTGCCATATCGAAGTTCTACACGAAACATCCCTGAATTCCTCCTCCTCGGAAGCTAACTCCTTCTTAAGTGTTAGTAATTCGTACACTGTTTTGTTTCGTATTTCTTCTATATATTCATCCGCTCGTCTTTCCATGTAAGATTTACGATCGATCAGTATTTGTTTAATCTGTAAAAGAATGTAATTCTTCGACTTCATTATTTTATACGGAATGTTTTTCTATCGAGAGAAGTCACGCAAGCGTAAAATTCTGGATTTTCAATAACATTATGTTTTATTCGTTCCCATCGTCGCCGGGAATTAAATTCCGGTAACGTATCAAAACTCATAAAATCATTTTCATCGTATGTTCTCTTCATCTGTATTTTTTTTGTATGCATTTTATATTTCTCTTCATTGAATTTTCTAACAAGATCAGCCTGTTCAAATTTAGAATACCCGACAAAGAAAATGAAAACAGTGTATTCAAGATCGACTGTAGCACTCTCCTTTACATTAAAAGTAAAGCTCGTGTACTCGCCTTCTTTTAATGAAACGACTCCTCGCGTTTCCTCCTCGAGCTCCCTGAGAGCTGTTCGTAATGGGGTGAATATTTCTCTTCTACGACACCCACCGGTTACAAATATCCACTCTTTAAATTGTTTATCTCTCACCGTAAGAAAACGGGGTGTATCTCCGGCGAATGTGACGGGAATGGCTATAGCTTTATGTTTCTTCATTGCTCATTAGCTTCTATAATCCCCTGATAAGTTTATTCGGAAGAAATATCCACAGGACTTTGTCCTCGCGTCACACGTTTTTCGGGTGTTTTAGGTTTGGGTTGAGCTCCCGGTGCCGCTTGTGATTTCGCCTGCTGAGACGCTTGTGCCTGTCTATTCAGTTGTACCTGACGTTTCATTTGTTCCTGTTGTTCCATAAATTGCTTTTCTTCTTCTTTAACTTTATCAAGAAACGAGGTAATTTTCGTGATTTCTTCTTTAGAACCCCTAAGTTCCCTGTACATATATACAGAGGCTGCGATACAGACTATGACAGCGAGAACCGTAGCCGTTTCCCTGTCAAAGGCGAACATTTTGTGATTAAAATACTCGTCTTGTTTTTAAGTAGATACAATAGCACCCAATTTAGACGTTTCACCTTGGGGGCACTCATATCCTTTTTGACCAAATTGAACTTCCTGGTAATGACCTTCTTTACAGGGTGCGTTTTCTGTGGGTATGTATTTATTAAGTGTTCCGGATTTAGGATCGTAGGTGATCATAAACACGAATGCTAGGAGAAAAAGAAGTCCCCACATTTACTATTATATGGGATTTAATTGGAGTACATAAGACCACCCATACCATTTTCGATACGGAGGATGTTATAGTTGACAGCGTACAAACTACCGTTGAATGTACCAGCATCAGACACCAAACGGGCACTGTCTACACGTGAAAAATTCAAGGTACCTGTGGGCTGGAGCTTTGACGTATCAAGGCAGAACGGATACAGGAAGTGGGTCGCGATGCTACTGTTCATAGTGCTGAACGGGGTATGGTAATACATGGATGCGGACGTGTAGTGAGGGCTCGCCATCTTCGCATCGCCGACATCTGTACCGTTGATTTGAAGTATCACCTTACCACCAGCAATACCGTAATCGGCACCTGTAGGCAGACCAGTGGCGGGGGTTACACCCACAGCCGCGATGAACTTGACGGGGTGGTTCAAGTTGAGCTCTTGGATCAAATCCCCCGAAGCGACAGCCTCTTGCGTCTGAGTGATGAGCATGTTATGCGGCGCTGATGAAACCGCCGTACGTTCATCGGTATCCAAATAGATGAATTGCGCGTGCACTTCATAATCCTTCGCCGCGACAACGGTATTCCATGAGATTCGGATCTCGACATCATGATACTGGAGCGCCACGAGCGGGAGTGCCGACTGGGCATTTTCGCAAAACGAAAAGCGGAGCGGGTAGAACCCAGATTTGTCAGCCGAGGCGGCCGCGAGAGACTTGGAGTACGTTTGAGAAAGCATGGCGGGTGCGATTTCTTGCGAAAAAACTGACGTTTGTGTGTCAATAATCTGACCACCGATCAACAGTTCAACCTTCTTAATTTGCCCTTCCCAACCAGCTCGTGTTGTAGAGTCATTGGGTGTGCGGTTGGAAATGTAGACGTGACCGAGCATGTCACCCTTGCGTTCGAAACGCACGGTGGACATACCACCTGTGGCGGGGTTACCCTGGATAACCTGCTTTTCAACAGTTTGGGCAAAGTTTGTGTGACGCTTGTACGTCGATCTGAAAAAAGATACTTCGGGGTTACCCACGATGTGTGCATCCTGAGCACCCACGGCAACGAGTTGGGCGATACCACCGGACATTTATATTATACTATGTTTTTATTTTTAAGCGTTAGAATAAGGGGATTTTTACATTGATCGAATTATTTATATTTATCGCGTTTCTAACTTTTGTACACGTGAGATGAGTGTCAAAACGAGCGCTTCGAGGTTTTTTGTTTTGACCTTTTCGGCTTGGAG